ATGCCTAAAAGGAAACAAAGTTCGAGTGTTTTGAGCATCGTAGCTTATACTCCGCCTCAATTATATGTCGGTGTGGAATGGTATATCGGATTTATGGCCTTCGATCCAGCAAAGGGAAAGATGCGCCGAAAAAAAATCAAGCTTAATCATATTTCGAAAATAGGAGAGAGGAGGATCTATGCGAAAGATTTGATCAATCGTCTTTCGGAACAACTTCGAAGAGGTTGGAACCCATGGATTGAACGGGAATCAGCATTATCTTATGTATTTATTGATGATGCCATAGAACATTTCTTTCGGATACAGAAAAAATATTTGGATGATGACATTATCCGAGAAGCTACTTATGTGGAATATCAATCAAAGATTAGGAATCTCAAGAAATACAATGAGTCGTTGAAACAGTCGGCTACGTATATTTACCAAATTGATCAGCGCTTTTTGCAAGAGTTTTTGGATCATATATACATTGATCGCGGCAATACGGCCAAAACTCATGATAACTACATAAGGGTTTTGAGTGTATTTTGTAAATTCCTAGTACGCTCTGGATATCACAAAACGAATATGGCCGAAGGTTTGCAAATTTTAGGAAAGCGGCATTATCAAAAAAACAGGACAGTCTTGTCTATAAAAGATCTTGAGCGCTTACGGAACTACTTGATGGGGAATAATAAACATTTCTTGCTAGCCTGTTACATTGAATATTATTGCCTTATTCGCCCTAAAGAGATGTCAATGCTGAAAATAAGGGATATATCGTTTAAGAATCAAACGATTTTAGTTAGTGGTGATATATCGAAGAACCGAAAAGATGCGGTGGTTACATTGAATAAAAAGGTTATTCAATTGATGATAGATTTGAAAATCTACCAATATCCGATGAATTATTATCTTTTCTCAGATTCTTTCAAACCAGGAGAGAGTGGAAGAACCGAGAAACAGTTTAGGGATTATTGGTTATCCCATGTTATGAGAGATTTAAAGTTTTCGAAGGATTATAAGTTCTATTCCCTAAAAGATTCCGGAGTTACAATGATGCTTCGCCAAAATGTGGATGCTCTGTCTGTACGTGATCAAGCTAGGCATTCCTCAATATCAATAACGGATATATATACGCCACATGATTTGAAGGAGGCGAATCCTTTGTTGACGGACTTTGATACGGGATTTTAATGAAAATATGATCTGGTCGTTGTTAATAGATTACATTCCTAATAATTTCATCATCATCTCCACTTTCCTCTCCAAGGCACGATAATCGGCCAGTGTCACCCTTGGGGGTTCCGGGGGAAGATCGTCGGGAGGTTCGGGGGAGGCATCGGCGGCTATCATTGGCCTCACCGCTTCCTCCATGTCGGTATCCTCGTCAAGCAATACGGTCTCGGCGGCTACCGGATCGTCGATCTCCTCATAGTGCCCGGGGAGTTCTTCCAAGGGGGTATCCAGCCTCTCGCCGCCTAGGTGATAGGTCTTGCCCAGATAGATTTCCGGTCCAGCTATCCATCCGTCACTGATACGGCGGAAGACCTTGCCGTCCTCCGCTATCAGATGTTTGTTGTTTCGCTCGTCTGTTCTCATGATGCTTTTTCTGATATGGGTTTGATACGACTTGCGTAAGCGGACCAGTTCGTAGCCGTCTTATAGGTATCTACGGCATCATCCGGAACGTAGATCGGACAGCTGTTGCCGTTCGTCAAGGCTCCGCTGGAGAGGGGAAAGGGGGTGGTGGATAAAACGCTGACGAAGGCCAAGGATCCGCAAGAACTGATAAGACCCGAGTTGTTCATCATTTTAGTCCAATATGACAACGGGGTCAGATCCACGGAGGTAAGTCCATAGCACCCATTCAGCAAGCGATCGGCGTTCGTTACGTTCACCCATCCGGACAACGGGGTCAGATCCACGGAGGTAAGTTTATTGCATCCACTCAGCAAGTAATAGGCGTTCGTTACGTTCACCCATCCGGACAACGGGGTCAGATCCACGGAGGTAAGTCCATAGCACCCATTCAGCAAGCTATCGGCGTTCGTTACGTTCACCCATCCGGACAACGGGGTCAGATCCACAGAGGTAAGTTTATCGCATCCACTCAGCAAGCCATAGGCGTTCGTTACGTTCACCCATCCGGACAACGGGGTCAGATCCACAGAGGTAAGGTTATAGCACCCATTCAGCAAGACACCGGCGTTCGTTACGTTCACCCATCCGGACAACGGGGTCAGATCCACAGAGGTAAGTCCATAGCACCCACTCAGCAAGCTATAGGCGCTCGTTACGTTCACCCATCCGGACAACGGGGTCAGATCCACGGAGGTAAGTTTATTGCAGTTATACAGCAAGTAGTTTGCGGATGTTCTATTTATATCATTCTTAAATACGTCCTTACCGAAGTAAATCAGATAGTAACATCCACTAAAAGTAATATCATAAACCTTACTTTCTCCAATGCTCCAGTACGCCACCAAGCAAGAGGTAGAGGCCATGCAGGAAGTGACATCCCCGCAGTTCCTTACCTCCACTTGATACAACCCGTCATCCCCATAGGTGTGTGGATAAGACTTGGATCCAGTACCCGAGGCGTTTTCCGTCATACCGTCGCCCCAGTCTATTATGTAATCTGCCGTAGTGGATTTTACGCTTATCGAGCAGGAGGGGCCCGTTAGCATCATCTGTATGTTGCCGTTCTCCTCGGGCTTTATGGCTATGGGGTTGATGTTCATATACACGTTCACGCTCATGGCTGACGTGCCAACGTTCACCGTTCCCTTGGCATCGTAATGATCCGGATGGATCACCTCGTAATCGTACGATCCCTTCGTCAGTTGCAAGATACACTCGCCGTATAAATTGGTCTCCTTCGACTTGCCATCACAAGTTACGGTAGCCCCAGTGACAATCGCCCCAAACTGCCCCTTCACCACAAACTTCACATCCACCACCGCGTACACATCCAGCGTATGGCTCGTGTCATTCGTGATAGCTGGGAAATCAAACGTGTTGCTTCCGTAGCCCAACGCTGATACGGTTCCTTTCATCGCCTCGCCACCACGGATATAGACGTATCCGTTCGCGTCGGTCGTGTAGCTCTTGGTATCGGTGGTGATCATGGCTCCGGATAGATAGACGGATTGGCCGTAGACCTTTACCCTGATGGTACGCAAGGGGATGTATGTGATCGTATAGTCCTGCGTACGGGTTCCGGACACGAGATAATCGGCGGTGAAATCCTTGTGGTTGTCGCACTTGAAAACGATGGGGATCACGGAATCATCGTCCGCCGTCACCTTGTAGGTGTACTCGTTCACCTTCTCGTACTCATAATCCCCGCATTCGAACACGGCGTTGGTAATCGTCTTGGATTGGGAGGATCGGAACACGAATGTCGTGATAGTCGGCGGTAAGAGCGTCGTATAGGTAATCTCCAGTTCCGGAAAAGCCGCCCGGCACTTGGCTAGCTTATCGCTGGTAGCGGATATGGCGTGGAATTTGCCCGTTATGACGGCGGTCTGTACGTTATTGCCGTTCTCGTCGATACCGCCGATCCTTATCAATTTATAGAGGTCGTTCAGGTTCGGGGCGGAGGCGTTGATGTCGATAAGACGGATACGGTTCAACACCGGGTTCTTGATGCCCAGACAGCGGGATATGAGATAGAACACGTTGATCCCCGTATCCTCGCAAACGATCGTCGTAAGCCTCTCCACCCCCGCTATTTCGAAATAAGCGTCCGTAAGCTTGGATTGGTTACGGAGGGTTAAGCCCGTGAGGGTAGCCGGGAGATACAACTTGGACAGGATACCGGCTGCCGGCAATACCACGGAGGTGATGGAAGTGCCTTGGGCATAGACCTCCTCCATGTTCTCGCATCCGGAGATATCCACCGCCTGCCTCAAATTTGGGCAGTTACGGATGTCCAGCTTGCGGAGCATGTTGTTCGTGCCGATCGAGAGCACGGTAAGGTTCGTGTTCTGATAGCCCGACATGCCGCTACCGATCAACAACTCTGAGAGGCGAGTAGCCTTGGATACGTCGATCGTACCGGCGTACAACCCCGACATATCCCCCAGTGACTTTACCCGGCTCGCCCCATAGATGATCGTCTCGGTGTCATTGAACACGATGTCGGGGGCCTCGATCAATACCGGCACGTCCTTGTAGGTACGTTGCCCCACCATGTAGGAACCGTACTTTACACGGGTATACTGATCGGCGTACGGGATGATCGTCATGTTGGCCGACGGGGACACGCCCGTCCATTCCCGGGGCGTATAGAGACGCAAGGTCGCGAAATCCGAGAGGAAACTGCCAGCCGTATACTTACTGTCTATATAAAGGAAGCGGTTATACGTCCACCACTTACGGTTCTCGATACGGGAGCCTTGGGCGGCGTACAGGTAAGAGCCGTTGCCCTCCTCTATCAGCGGGTCGATATACTTGAAACGACCGTCGGCGTTGTAGATCGCCTCGCACCATTTGTCCGATTGCTCGCCGTTCAGCACGGACATGATCAAGTCGTACGAGAGCAATCCGCGGGTACGGATATCCTTGTACATCGCCTCGATCTCGGATGGGAAACATTTCTCTAGGTTGTTCCACAACACGCTACTCTCACCGTTCCAGACGTTTAGCGTGCCTATCTTGTCGTGATACTCTATATTGTATCCGAAAGCGATCAATCCCTCGTTGTTCAGGCCGAAACAGGTATCGTTGTCGTAAAAGATGAAGATCCATTTCCCCTCCTCATGGAAATAGGTAAGGAACATGTTCTTCGCCCGCTGGTCCACCATACCGAACAACTCGGTGATAAGGTAGTAGGCGATCAGGTTATCGAGGTTGAAATGATTTCGAACCTCGTTCTTGAATTTCTCCAAGTTATCCTTGGTAGATACGACCCATGAGGTAACGGCCATGAGCTTCTCCGGCTTGCGGGTGCCCGCCTCGTACTCGGCGTTGATAGCGTCATCGTCCGGATAGCGGGACTCGAAGTCGTTCATCCAGTCCGTCCCGGAGAAATCGGCGGACTTGAAGAGGCAACGATCGGAGGTATTGTTCGAGAACTCCCAGCTCTCGTCACCCTCGGAGAAACCGAAGGTGTCGGCGGTGGACTTATCGTTATTGAAATTATATTTACCCACGAACTCCAGCGTATCACTTGCCGTCTCACGGTGGAAGATGGCTATCGGATAGCCGTCTACCGTGGTGCGGACCTCCTTGTTCGTCTTTTGGGGCGGGGTGGTAAGCCCCATTTCTATCAATAGGGAATTGATGACCTTGGCCATACCCGTGTTGTGCGTACCGGAAGACTCGGCGAAATCAGCCTTGACACAGAAGGCGTTTACGGGAATGCTATTCGCCCGTAGCGCGTATGTCGGCGATGTCCTTCCGCTCTCCGTGTAGGTAATGTCTGCCTTGAACTTGAACTTCCAGTTCTTCCTCGGATAATATTGGGAGGAGGTACCTTGCACGTCATTCTGGACGTTCTCGCAAGAGAAAGAGCGCCCGGGTTCTTGCAAGTCCGTAAAATAGACCTTGTTTGTTTTCTTATCGCCTTTATAAGTAGGCAACGGCCCCTCGAAGATCAAGCAAGGCAATCGCTCCAACACCTTTTGATAGGTGATATCCCCATAATCATTATATACTTGGTTCCGGTTGTAGATAGCCAGCGCCTTGTCGTAATCGTCCAGATCGCCTATGAAGTTATCGAGCATCTGGTATTGGTTCAAGTCGTTATCGTAGACACGGATGTTATACAGGTCGATCGTACAGCCCTCGCTACCGATCATGATATCCTGCGGAACCTTCTGCTGGAAATTATCCTCCGACGGATATTGCGCCGCCCCGGACATGATGCCGTTGATATAGATGTATATCAAACGGTTTAGCGTGCGTTTCTCAACCACGAGGGAGATGCGAACCCTCTCCTCCTCCTTGAACCGGGTGTCGATCGTGGTCTGCTCAGATGAGAACACCGCTTTCTGGGAAGATATCTGAAGGCCGATCCCCCCGTTCACACACTCGATAGCGATAGCCTCGTAATCGGTCACGTCACGGGTGTAGAACTCGAACTCGATGGTCTTACCCGTGGCCCGGAAGTCATCCTTGAATATCTTCAGCGGGATACGCACACGAGCGTCACCCGAGACACGGAGGGAGGTGCTATCCCGTTCCGAGATCCAGCCGTTCGTCTTGAAGTTGAAGCCGGTCAGATCCGCGGATATATCCCCGTATTTCCACTCGTTACGGTTATTGTCGTTGTTGCTCCGGTTCTGAGAGGTCAGCCAGAGTTGCAGGTTCGCCTTCTCCGGCTCCACGATCACCTCGGCGGGGGATACGGTGAGCGTAAAGGTCCGGGAGGCCGACCCGCTGGATATCTTCAGGGAGAGATCTCCCGACTGGGGAATACGGTAATTCCACTCGTGCAAGGTGCGGTCTACGCTCTGCGTGGATACCGTGGCGTTGTTCGCCGATAGCGTAACCTCCGATAGCGAGGAGTCCGGCGTATAGACCACGAAGGGGATCGTGAGCCGGTCGTATTGCCGCGCGGCGGTCTGGGCGAAAGAAGAGGCCACGATAGGCGTGTTATCCCCCTCCACGATACAGATAAGGTCGTTGGTAAGCGTGTTGCTCCGGATCAGCTCCTCGTTGATAAGGGCCGTCATGTAGACTTGGAGCGAGTGCGCCCCGTGCGTCTGCCTAGGGATCACGTAGGTCAATTGCCGGTTCGAGGCGCTGGTCTCCACCGTTCCCAACTCCTTCCCGTCCAGTACAAAATGCACCGTCTTGTTGATGGCCCCCACGGGCGTATAGCGATACACGATCTCCCCGGAATAGACGAGCGCCGGGTCTATGGAGGAGGATATGGACATGGATATCACCTCAATCGTATAGGATAGGGAACGTGACGATCCCGTGCTATCCTTCACGGTTACCCTTACCATGTTGGAGCCGGTGATCAAGTGTTCCGTCGGATCGAAATAATTATTGCCCTGCGAGATGGATACCATGCCCACCTTCTGGCTGTTCACGGTGTAAGTGGCCGTTCCCGGCCCGGTCTCGGAACCGTCATCCTGATAGACGCTCGTGAAATTGTATCCCACGGTGACGGCGGCCCCCTCTACCGTGGTGATGAGCGTATCGGTGACGCTCACGAGTTTCATGGTCACGCCGCCACCACCACCTCCTCCTCCGATCTCGGAGAGGTTCTTCACCGTCCATAGTGAGCTTCCGGCCTCTTGCACCAGCACACGGGACTCGTCCGGATCTTGGTCTACGATATCATCCACGTTGGTAAGCTCGCCCAGCGAGCTAGTCCCGCCGCCGCCACCGCTTCCGGAGCCTACCGGGATAGCGTCCGATACGACAATGCCCCCGGAGGTAAGATACAGATTACCGTCTTTCGAGTAGCCGTTATCCACCTTCTTTTCCAGCAATTTCTTGATCGCCTCCAGCTCCTTGGCATAATCCCCGTCCAATTTACCGAGCAAGTCTTTCAGCCGGACCTTCACGTAAGAGACGTTAAGACCTTTCTCCTCCAAGGCCGGCAAAGAGTTTACGAAATCCATGCTCTCCGCTACACGGAGATCCTCTACGCTAAGGGAACCCGCCTCTATAGCGTTCTTTACGATCGGGGTTAAAGTCTCGACCAGTTCTTTAATTTCTTCGAGAGTATATGCCATGGGATCAAGATTGCTTATAGGGTTACCGTCTCGTTAAATATCCTGTCGAAAGCGTTTTGCACCTTCGTATACGCGCTTATCCATTCCTCTCCGGTAAGGCTGTCCGGGGATTCTTGGAAGAAAGAGAGCCTTTTCCCCCGGTCTACGGAAGCATAGCCGATACGGGTACCGGCATCGTATATGTAGGCATCTATATGCTGGAATGGCTCGCTTTCCTTACGGGATGCCTCTATCTTCACGAAACCCGTGGAAGAAAGGGCTTCCGTCAAGGACTTATTGATTGTCGTTGTTTCCATTTTTCTTTGTTTTAGGGGTTAGTAACTCGTTCATGGCATTTTTCAAGGGGGCGATAAAGGAGGATCCCATGATAATCTCCTTGATGGATTCAGCCATAGGTCTCGGAACATCGATAGCTTCCTTGCTGTAGTATATCTTCTTTCCGAAATCAGAGACAGCGATATCCGCCGTACGTCCATAGACCAAGTTTCCTACCTCTTTTGTCAAGTCAATAACTACGGGATCGCCTTCTACCGTAGCGTTAATACTTACTTTACTGAAATCTACTTTCATGTTTTTATATATTAAAATTAAACACCTTGCAATAAATGACCATTATCATCGGTAACTCCAACGATTATTCCTCCTCTAACACGAATACGGACATTATCCAGATCATAAGTAGCAGGATCGAAACTTATGCCCTCATAATAATTATATGAATTACCAAAGCCGAGGTTATAAGCGAAACGAAATGCCCCCGCCGCCAATGTACCGGTAATGGTAGTACCCGTGGTTTTAGTGCTTCCCGAGAAGTAGCCCGCAAACTTAGATCCTGTAGGAGGGAAATTCGATCCATAACCATCTACAGATCCATATATGGCTACGCCAAAAGTGTTGCATATACCAGATATACACGCATGGGTATCAGCGGAATTGCTCCAAGCCCCTACCATGGTTTTACAACTTGTTCCGGTATTGTATGTATATCCTCCCCCTACAGTCAACCTAAAGGAGGTATTACCGAAATAGTCAGAGCCAGTCCAGTTAAGACCTTTATAACTATTCAAGGAGAACGCACCGATACTCAAGGTACTGCCTACGACAAGGTCTTTAACGTTTATCAAGTCCGCTTGAATATACCCTCCCGCTATAAGCGTCTGTCCGTTTATTATCACGCTCGCCAATTTGTTCGCTCCCACACTGGCGCTACCTGTAAGTTTCCCGGATAATTCCGTCTGAAGGGCTTTAGCCAAATCTTCTTTTGTGATAGCGCCTTTTTTGGTATAATTCGTAAGGCTATTGTTTAACGTATCCAGATTTATCTTACCAGCGATCTCTTGACTTAATGCCCAAGACAGATCATCGGAAGAGACACCATCTTTCCACGCCATCGATCCTAGATCACCTGAGCTAACCTTGTTCTTGATCGTATTCTGGGTGCTTAGGTCAAACATGGAAAATGTCACGAAACCGTTCAAATTGAGTCGGCTAGCGTTTATCTTGATCGTCTCCGCCGTCTGGTTGATGCTCGATATGATACTATCCTTAGATACCTTCAGATTAATATTGTCAGCGTTCACCTTGATAGCCGCCTCCATCTCGGTTTTCAGCCCGGATACGTCGGTCTTCTTGGCGTACAGCGTCAAGCTCTCATCTACACCGTCCAGCTTTAAGCCTAGGCTTGTCACTGTCTGGTTTATGCTGTCAGTCTTGTCAACATACAAGGATAACGTGCTGGTCGTATTATCCAATTCTACCCCCATGTCCGTCACCGTGCCGTTCAACGTGTCGATCTTTTGGGCGTACATGCCGATCTTCTCGTCCGTCTGCAGAAAAAGGGTGGACATCTCCAACCGTAGATCCTCCACGGGATGCGTGGACATCTGGACGTTGTAGATATATATTTCCCCCGTATAATTCAAGATGAAATCACCTGTTCCGTTCCATTTGCCGGAAAATTCCTCTTGAACGAAGGTATCCGTAATCGCCAACGGTTTGCTTACGTAAAGGCCCTGTCCGGAGAATCCGGACGTTAACGTACCGGCGGTCTTTACCATGTACATGAAGGATACGTAGTAGGTAGGCCAGACCTTCGTCCCGTCCGGAAGCTCAAGCTGTCCGGACGGCTTATTCCTCAAGTAGGAGTTTACTTGCTTCACTCCCGAATTCTTTATATACAGGGCCTTGCGGCTAGATACCTCTACGATCCCTGTAACCTTATCCTTCTCAGCGTAGAAGGAATCGTTCACGGCCATGAAACGCTCCTTCACCGTGAATAGCGACACGTCGTTACCGAGTACCCATCCTACCGTATCAGCGGAGAAAGAGGCGTTCGTGAGGCAATTATCCTTCTCCGACAACTCGTAGCGCACGGAAGACATCTCGCTGGAAAGCCTGCCTTCCACGATCTCGAACTTGGTCTTCACGTTCTCCCCCGTATCGAGCATGAACTGCCCACGGGCGTAAAGATTCTCCACGTACGCCCCGTCACCGTCCAACCTTCCGAAATAGGGCGTGACCAGACCGTTCATGTTCCCGATACGTACCTTCACGCAGTTTTCCGGATCGGTCTTCATCCCACGGATCACGTCCATGTAGGGCGTGCCGAACTCATCCACCGTGGTGATCTTCATGATGCCGCTGCGGGTGGAGTTATCCGGATTGTCCACACGACAAAGGGTATCCCTTTTGGCTATGTCCGATAGATTTCCCACGAAATTCGTGAAACGGAGCCAGTCCAGACGGTTCTCGCCGTCGGAGAGGTCCCCTACGGCCACTTCCACCACCTTCAGCTCGTACGACTTGGTCATCTTGTAGTCGTTCTGCAAGGTAGGATCGCCTTGAAACTGCTGTACCATGAGGATATCGCCTTCCCGGAACGGGTTGTACAACCTGCCTCCGTCGGTATCCAAGTAGATCCGGCCGGTCTCCGGGTCGTAATGATCCACCTCCATCATTCCGGCGAAGATGCGGTTATCATTCTCGCCAAGCAGTTGCGAGACCACGAACGTATATACTTTAAGCTCGTTGCGTACCGAGATCGAATCGATCTCCAGCTTGTATTTAGTCTCCTCCACACCGGCGGCGTTCGTCACCTTGTAAGGCGCTATCATGAATCCCGTCCCGTTCGGGAAACCGGAGGCGAATGTAGGAGAGGAAAGGGAACCGGCGAACATGGAGTCATTCTTCACCTTCAAGTCCTTCACCCATGCCGTGCCGTCGGCGAAGATACGGAAACCGTTCTCGTGCTTGAAACTATCAGCGTCACGGTCTGAGTAGATGGAGGATTCCAGCCCGCTTAAGATTATGTCTTTTTCGAAAGTGATGTTACCATGCGCCGTATCATCTATATCTTTTCTTAAAAAGCGATCATCAAGTGCGGATATAGGCTTTAGTATCTCCTTCAAGACTCTAAGAGCCGTGAAAGCGTTCTCATCGGACGGCTCTGTCAGATCATCTAATTTTATATGATAGAAATCGTCTCCCGGTCCACCCGATCCTCCTGCTCCGTTGACGATAGCCCTCCATGTCTCTCCAAGTTCACTTATGATGCCGTTCCTTATCGTGTCATGTATTACACCAAAAGACGTAACGGATGCTTTCGGGTTATGCGGATCAAAGGCCGGGAATAATACCCCCTCGCCAAGCTCTTGCCGTGGGAGCTCAGCTAAGCGAGGGGGAAAAATAAAATCCGGCGAGGAGAGGTTTGGAACCGTTAGATTATCCGGAAGCTCTTTCTCGTTACGGATAAGGTTCAGGTACCTCGAGATCTCCGAGAGTCGGTACGTGAACGTATAGGAGCTCGGGAGATCGTTGGAGGTGTAGGTGGCGTCGCTCTCGGTGACGATTATTCTCCGGATCATGGACGCCTCGTATATATACTTGGCCCGGCTGGGAAAAAAATCCAGCAACCAACGGCGGGAGTAATCATCGAGGAATCCCGTGTTCTTTACGAACTTACGATCGGTCTCCACGTCATACTCGGACAGGTTCTCGCCCAGTTCCGCTATCAGGTGCCCATGCTCCGCCTGCAGACGGTTCACCCCATGGGCACGGAAGGTGTCCATACCTCCCAGACTGTTCTCGAAAAGGAACCATTGCTCGTCCTCGGAATGGATATCCGTGAATTTATAGAATTGCGATACGCTCAGTCTCGCTCCGCCGGCCTCGGCGTAAACCTCGAGATAGCTGGGGTACTTGTTCCCGAATAGCTTGGCTACGATTGCGTATTGGAGATTGAGTGTCACGCACTCGCCGGCGGTCATTCCCTTCAAGGAGGTCATGCTCGAAGATTTGTCCGGGAACGTGGCCTTGGCCTTCACCGTGCAGTCCGATATGGCGTAGTAGGTCAACCACTCCGGTGAGTAATAGGTCACCTCCTTGACCTTTGGCTGCCACGTGAGGAAGTGGGACTTCAACCAGTTTCCCGGCGTGTCCGCCAGATCCGCTATCCCGCACCGGATCGCCCGGAACGAGTGGGAGGTCCCGTCTATCGTGGCCGTGAAATCTGCGAATATGGTATTTTGGGAATAGATCTCTTGGGCCGTGTCCAAAGTATAGCTCAATTGGCTTTCCACCACCTCTCTCACGTCGATCGTGACCATCTTGTCCGGCCCGGGCTCGTAGCTTTGCTCGAGCAAGGTGGCCGTTCCTTTCTTCAAGATGAAAGAGACGGCCTCTTGTGCCCCCAATACAAATTTCCTCATGTTCCCGGACAGGCTCAGAGCGTCTGGTTTATCTATGATCGTTGCCATTTGCGATTATTTTACCCCCAAAAGTATGGCTGTCGGATGGTCCGATAAAGGACAGTTACCGGGTCACGGGCTCGAGCCACACGGTCAGGGTACCGTCCTCCGGATCGGTCGGCCCGGATGCGGAGCCACGGCTATAGAATTGCACGGGATAAGTGGCTTGATGGTATTTCCCGCCCTGCACGTATTGGTATGCGCTGGGCGGGGCGTAGTATATGGTCACGGGCTCCTCCTTGAACACCCATCTCCTTTTCACGCTGTCACTGGCGTTGGACCGGGAGTAGTTGACCTTCCATTTATATTTGGATACATGGGAGGCGAACCGCTCTGCCTCGGCCATGGCCGTGGATACCGGCTCGTAAAGCCTCGTGGTAAGGAACGTGGATTCCAAGGGTTCCCGGGAACCCGGGCTATATTGTATGGCGGAGGGAAGCAACTCCTGTCCCTCGATCGTCACCTTCCTGTACTCGGAGAGCGATACCTTTTGGATGTCACTGAGAAGCATGCTCGCTTTTATCTCGAGCAGAGAGTTCCGGAGCAGGGAATCGTAATTCCTCCAGAACCGTTCGAAAAGCCCGTCCGGGCCGTGGTAGGCGAGCGTATAGTTCCAGAGCTTGTTTCCATCCGCATCATGATTGAGGATCGTCCCGTAGTCCAGTTTCCCGGCATGGAATACGAACGCCGGCATGGGTTTCAACTCCTCGTTATCTTCCGCCTCGCCTACCACCTCAGACGTGGAGTCATTCACGGAATCCATGATGATGGAGGAGTTCAACGATCTTCCGGTCCCTATATAAATCCCGAGATGCGGGATGGCCCCGGCTCCTCCGCTGCCAAAAGCAGGTGTATGGACCATCGCCGGTAGCACGTCCGGGGATTCCTTGCTCTCCGTCTCCAGTGTCCCGCCGGCGTAATAATCCATCGTGACCAGACCGATCCGTTGCGTGACCGGCGTGATCCCCTTGTAACCTCTCCGGACAAACTCACCCGATATCTGGTTATACTCCACGTCCGGGTATTTCTTTAATAGGTCTACCAAGGTACTGAACTCCTCGTTCTCGTTCCCCGTGGCTCTTCCCGTCGTTGGCATCGGGCGCTCGCTCTCCTGTTTCTCTTCCGGCGGCGTGAGCCGGTCACAGGTAAGCTTTAACTGCTTGAAGCTCGAGGGATGGTTGACTGTGTATTTACCAGCTACGCAATCCGTGAGGTCGCAGGAGGGTGTCTCGTTCAGGTTCTCATCGAATAGCACGATACGGATGGTCTTGCGGGTCTCGTCCGGGATGAACTCGCAGCAGAATTTATATCGGTATACGTCCAGTATCGTCTTGATCATGCAGTCCGGGACGATCTGGGAGTATCGGATCTCACCCCTTACGATCGTATCGATCGTGTTGTTCAAAAAAACCATGTCCTTGAATGGGGTGGTGCGGGAAAAGAAGGAGTCCTCCAAGGTGTAGCCAAGATAGGCGAATATCTCCTCCAATAGATGCAATCCACGGATGAAGGGGGATATGTAGAATCCCGGAGCCAACCGGATCGTTTTCTCATCGACTACCTCCGTCCGCTCCACGTCGTTGTAAAGACGGGGATATCCGTCCGGTCCCGGATCACCGGTGGCGTTTAAAGAACCGGACTCTAGGATGGCCGGGAACAAGGCGAATCGGTCGTCATGTGTAATGAACAGGTTCCGGCAGAAGGATATCGCCTCGCTGACAGACGCGAACTTGAGAACCTTGTCCTCAAAGACCGTGGATAACGGTACATCCTTGATCTTCTCGTAGAACGCTCCGGTATTCAAGTAAAAACTGGTCTCGATCCCGCTCTTCCGGTTCGCCGACAGGATGGCTTGACGGCAGGGAATGGAGAATACCCCGTGTTGGATCATGGCGTTGATCCGCTGCGAGGCCTTGCTGATCCCGGCCATGTTATCCGGATAGATGAGTAGCTCCCTATTCCTGTCCGTGGGAGGGAGTGTTACCGGTAAGCTCTGCTCTCCGTAATCGTTAAAGAACGGGTTCATCCGGGATAAGGTCAATTGGATGTCTCCTAGGTCGTAAGCCTTGCCGGATTCGTGAATGATGTCCATCTTATTTGCCTCCTATCTTTTTGGATTTGTCCAATGTCTTCTGGGCGGCCTCGATATCGCTATAAACGATATAGGCCCTCATGCCTTTTGCTCTTAGTTCGGAAAATAGCATAAGTAGCTGTGTGAGTACTTTGAGTAATTCCGGATTATTACTTGAAACCATTACATTTTCTTCATCCGAGCGTCCATTGTATCCACCGTTGGCGAATCCGTTGACGGGAAGAGGATTTGTGCTTGTTCTTTGTCTTCGGATGGCATCCAAGGCTAGGATATGGTTCATGGAAACCGGATCTTGTAATTGCCATGCCGGTGTAACGTATTCTTCTCGATGTACGGGACCAGCCACTTCAAGTATACCACCGTTGCCGGTGAATCCTCCGTTGTACCAACCGGTGGAGTCTGATACAACCCGTTGTCCGGTTTGCGGCGTAGTGCTGTCATTAAGACCTGCATTTGCGGTAGATGTACTAGGTTTCTTGATAAGACCTTTCAAGGCACCGAAAGCGACGTTAATAAGTGCGATTTCACCTGCTGCTTTTGCCAATCCTAGAAAACCTAAGCTACCTATATCTTTAATGGTTCTTTCAGCGATAGCCATTACTGCAATCTGTCTTAATGTATCTAAGGTAAGAAGAAGAATATTATGCATAGCATCAGCAAATGTCGTTTCGGTATCTGTTAAAGCTTGACCTAATATCATTCCTGCTTCACTACCAAAATCTTTCATTATGTTGAATTGCTTTTTTTTCTTTTCTTCCTCTTCTTCTCTAGCCTTCTCTTTTTCGTCCATTTCCTTTTTAACGAATCCTTGTAACAACTCATTCAATTTGTCATAGTGTTCTTTTGTCTGTTTTTCCTTCTTTTTGTTGATGTCTTTTTCTTTTTGGAGATTTTCCAGATAGGCTTGATACCCTTTGTCTAATAATTTGATCTTATAATCTAGTATTAATTGCTCTATTTTCTTTCTTTCGTCACTGCCTATTTTATAGATAGCTAATTGTTTATTTAATTTTTCGAGTTCTAAAGCTTGAAGTTTTGTTTGATAATCATCATATAATCTTAGGCCCTCGGTATAATCTTGTGTCAATTTTAGTTTCTTGGTTGCGATATAACGATCAACCTCTTTCAGCTTTGCGTCTGTGATTTTTTTCTCTTGCTCCACTGACAGTCCCGGGGTTATATCCGGTTTTTTTATTTTAGGGGCAATAACTTCTACTTCTGGCAACTCGTTTGCAGGTTTTTTAGGCAGAAGAGGAGAGTATTTCTGAGATATCTTATCGAGGTTGGATGCTAATTGGTAAGTTTGTGTCATATAGCTCTGTAAACTTCCCCAGAAATCCTTATCGACCTTACCTCTGGCACCATAGTAGTAGTCAATGTAAGAGATGACATCATCATACGTTTTTGTCCATGAGCGTCCGTTCTTTATCCCTTCATCTGTTATACGTTTTACGTCTCGAAGCATAGCGTCGGTAACGAATTGCCCCAGATTTGATTTTTCCCTCATTTGATCCATCAAATCGATTTGTTTATTTAAGGCGGTGGTCGTTACATCCTCCTTCTCTTTCTGCATGGTTTTTAAAACTATGTTTTCATGCAACTTTTCATTAACTATTTCTAAAGCTTTTGCGATATCCTCGGTTGTAGTTTGTTCTGTTAGTTGGTTTTCAAGATATTTTCCATATCGAGAATTGATCTCTTCGATTAATTCTTTTCGTTGCTTTGTTCCGGCGTTGCTTCGTTGGAGAGCGTCAAATAGGGTATAAGCTTCTGCCCGTTCGTTGGCGATTTCCTTGTTCATCTCTTTTAAGGCCCGGGCACTTTTTGTTGAATTATCCCATATCTTGTAAATACCTACAGCTAAAGCCGTAATTGCCACACCTGCCGCAATAATGGGATTGAGACCCAGAGTCACTAAGAAACTGCGCATAGCCATAGTCGCAGCTTTGATATTTCTAGCCTTGAGAGCTGATGCTGCCGCTAATGCATATTCTGCGGCTATGGAAGAACGGGTCGCAACTAAATGAGCCTTTTCTATAATTGTAGCTTTTAGAGTAGCTCCATTTGACGCAATCTTCCAGTAAGTGTTTAGCTTGATAGCGGCTGTATACAAAGTTAATGTCGATATTAAGGTAATAACCAGCCCTGTATTTTTACTGATCCAATCGGCCATCAGAACTAGTTTTTTAGTCCAGTTCACGGTTTGATTCATTACGCTGATAATGGATGGATTGATCTTTTCCATTAACTCAATGCCAAGATCGTTAAGTTTGTTTTTTGCTTGTTGCATTTTAGCCGTGGCAGATTGGCTTTTTATCGTGGCCTGCTCTAAAGCGACGGATGTGCCAGTTACGGCTTTCGTATAATATTCTACCTTATCCGCTTCATTGATAAGGACAGAGGCAACATTGTAACCTTCTTCCCCGAACATCTTTTTGATAGCGGTAGCGTCCATTTGTTTTTTGCGGAGATTTTCCAGAGCCGTACTTAGCCCGACTATTTTGGGGTTAGTCTCGTCAGCTCCTGTTTGCAGGGTAAGGAAAAACTTTTTGAGTCCGGTACCGGCGATCTCATCCTTGATACCTTTCTCACCTAAAGTTTCAATGGTTCCAACCAGTTGTTCGATCGGAATCTTTGCAGAAGCGGCTGCGACACCACTTGTCTTTATAGCCTTGGTTTGGCTCTCTACGGCTGCCGCACCGAATTTACTTCCGGCGGCAAGTACATTTACATATCGAGCGGCTTGATCAGCTCCATCCCCATACTGGTTTAATGCCAAGGTGACGGCATCTACCGCATCCGTAAGTTTCATGCCACTGGCAGAGGCGAGGATAAGCGTTTGCTCTGTCACTTCTGCTAAAGCCTCTTTATTTGCTAGCAATTCGGGTTTAGCGGAACCTACTAATTTATAAGCTTCCAGTATCTCATCAGCGGATTGGCGTATGCGGATACCTTCTTCGGTAACTGTAGTGGAAAGACGTTTTGCTTGATCTGTAAGCCACTCTATGCTTTCATCATCTAGGCCTGTAAGAGCTTTTAAATCGGCCTTGCTTTCTTCCAGTTTATTGCGGGCTTCACGGAATTTATTGAAAGTAAGAGTAATACCCGTAATGGCTGCCACTGCGGTACCAATGATTCCCATATATTTATTTACGAAATCTGTGGCACGTCCCCAGACCGAGGCTTGGCAACCGATCTCTACACGCATCTCTTGTTGGGCTAGTGCGGTTTCTTTGGAGATGCGTTTCAACATTTCTAGCTTAGTGTTATATTCAGCGGTACCACGAGTTACTTTTTTCAGCTCCGTTGAAATTTTATTCTTTGTCTTTATTAAGTCATTATAAGTAGCTCCACTTAGGTTCTTCAATACTCTTTCCGTATCAGCGACCTCTTGCTTATACTTTTGCATCTTCTGGGTTTGGGCGGTCAACTCACGTTCTATTTTCTTTGCCGCCTTGCTGTTACCTTCTCCGGCCGTCCGGAGATCAAGTAGCTTTTTCTCCAGTTCCCCGATTTTCGTCTCTAACTCCGATGCGCTAGTCATTGCGTCGGAGTTATCCAAGTATATCTTGATGCTCCTGTTTAAATCTCCTGCCATATCCTAATCTTTATCTATGAAAATTCGTGATGCGTCGATTTGCATATCGGCAGCGTAGTCCGCTACGATGTCTGCCAGTTTGGGAAGATTCTTTTCGATGATGGGATCGAACCAACGGATCGGTTGGCGGTTGCCGGTTCCCATCAGGTAGAAAGAATCCGGGTTGGTCTTTTTCAGCTTCCCGTATTTGTCCGTCCATTTAGAGCCGCCCCGGAAACCACCTTGGCCCCGTCCGGCTCCCCTATGGATATAGATACCTTCACGGGCGAAACTGAATCCCACTCGTTCGGTCTCTCCTTTACTTTTGTAAATTCTGGGTTCTAGGGAGTCCGATAGGAACTCATCTTTCTGGACAAGCAAGGCGATATTCCCTTTTAAGTCTTGGATCACGTAACCCATCCATTCCTTTACCTCAGAATTGAATTGTCTCAATTTCTCCTTATCCTGCCTACGTTCATACCGGGCGATCCGGCTGGTTGACTCTAGCGAGATCTCGAAGGGTAATCCTTCCCTCGCTCCGATTAGGGAGTTCCTGCGTTTAGGCGTGCGCATCTGCTCGCTCAATCTTTTCATGACTCCCATATCATACCCACATTGATTTGTCGATAGAGAAGGGGATAGGCTTTCTTAGGTTGAAGCCTAACATCACCCCATAGAAATTATCTCCCATGGGACCTATGCCCCGAAAGGTCATGCTGTTTAGCTCTAGGAACTGAAGCCCGTTACGTTCCTCGTTCCAGTCGAGCATCATCCGGCAGACGATCTGCATGAGAAGGTCCTTGCATTCCGCTTTCGCAAAGTGAATCCCGTCGATATTCCCGGCCTCGCATTGCTTTAATAGGGCGATAAAATATTGTGGGATATTTACGAGGTTGTCATTGCTAAGCCAAGAAAAATCCGAGTTAAGCCCGTCGATGGCGACTAATACATGATCCCGGATAGAGGAGATACGTTCTTCCAGATCAGAGATTTCCTCTACCTCGTCGCTACGAAGGAAATGACATTCCCCCTCCGTATGACCGATAGCGGCTAGATGCCTAGCGATCCATTCCGAATACTCAAAATGATTGTATATGTCCATAACATCCAATTTATAGACACAAAAAAAGCCCCCCGAAGGGAGCTTTTAAAGGACATATCTTTAAACTAAGGATAGTAAAAAGAAAAGGAAAAAGAAGATCAGTACAGTAGCTATAACCTTTGCCGTTGTATTTCCACTGCGTTTAGCCTCATTTATCGAGGCCCCGATCAGCATGACAAAACCTAATATGATAACGAACGTCAACATATCGCAAATATAATCATTCCTCTGGGAGTAACAAGCGTAACAGCTCCTCCAATCTCATGGCGGCACGCATTCGTTCTTCTTTACTATATTGTCCGTTTACATCGGTTACGATGTCGAGTAGGCGCAGGGCTTCTTGGAGTTTCATTTCGGTTCCTCCTTTCCTTCAAACAAGCATAATCTTTTTTTCAGAAAACTTAGAGCCGCGATAAGCGACAATGATTCTTTTTCAGAAAGTACACCCGGGGCATCATGCTCGCATGCAATGAAAGTGATAGCGCTGTCAATGGCCTTAACATCTTCTTCTAACCCACCTTTATCATTTTCCTGCCAATATCTGATCGCATCCAGCATCCGGTTTGATATACATATATCTTCCAGTCTAATCATTTTGGCCTCCTTTCTTCGCTGAGTTATAAACGAACCAAGCTACGATGACCAGTGGTAAGAACACTGGAGACAGCATGGCTAATAAGGCTACCGTGTACATTTTAGCCTCGTAAATGGATTTACAGGGCGTGATACCAAGAGGCAACAGGTTGTAGAACTTCTGGACAGTTGTCCAAGAAAAGAGATCATGTTCCCGGCTCCGGGAAGATGATACGGTTAATGAATTTGTTTTCATAACTACTGATGTTTCGCATTGTAGGCAGATATCTATAAAGCAAGAGCGGCTGCCATTTCCCTATGCTGCGAAACATCAGTAGTATCCACTCCGAAGAGCTAAACCTACAAAGGAAAAGAGGCAACCGCCTTTATCTTACTTTAGGGCATAAAAAAAGCCCTACAAAAATGTGAGCATTAACCGCGCTCAGCGAAGTAGGATACACCCTACTGATGTTTCGCATTGCAAATATGGTGAAAGTTTTTGAGATGGCAATAGCTTTTGCTGATTTTTCTATCCTTGATTCATTTATTAAATAGTCTTTAAATAAGGAGGAATCCCCTTATTTGAAGACTATTATTCCGAAATCTTGAGACTAAGGACATAATGGAAGATACAGCCTCTATTCATTCCTGATGTCTCAGGGATCGCATAGGTTTGTTCTAACTCCCAGCCTTGTTTTGCCATAAAATTGAGAGCATCAACCATAGAATTGAACTTGGCGGCTTTAACTTGATCGGTTTGGGACTTGATGGCGTTGTCTACATTATCGCCGAAAACAATCTCTACTTTAACTTTGTCGCCTTTGAAGTTTCCATCCCCGACGATTTCACAATAGGTTTTCTTTTCTTGTGCAATGGCACATACGCTGATCATAGCAGCGAATAGGATACAGATTAGGTGTTTCATGTTTAATTTTGTATTGATTATTATGGATCGCAAGTAGGGAAAAGTTTTTGATATGGCAAAGAAACCAAGTATCTTTGTGGAAAAGAATTGCGATATGAATACAACAGATTACGATATCTATAAAATCAGACAAGAGCAGCTGTCGTTAAGCCGTCGTATCACTCGCATAGAAAATATGATACACGCAATCAGACCTACTCGATTAATCTACGTATTAGGTTTCCTATCGGGTTTCCTGCTAAACTATCTACTACGGCACCTGTTATAGCGGCCAAGACCCACCAAGCGAATTTAAACAAGGAGACCCAGCCGTTAGCCACGTCAAGTTTTAATTTTTTATCTTCCAGTTCTTCTTTATCTGCTGACTTTTGCAGATGTTTTTTCAATCCAATAGTAGCAATACTTTCTCCTTCATTGGTTAGTATCAGCCAATATTCATCCTTTCCCATATATTCGATCGCATGATACCGCTTCATCAGCGTCTCCTTCATATACTCATAATCCATCGTGTGATTATCATAGTCCGGAAGGCCATTATAAAATTGGTCTATATTACAGCGACCAGCATTTTGTTTCACCGTGGCAAGTATCTTATCCGCTATCTCGTATTGTTTTTCTGTAAACATTATCAAAAGAGAATAGCCTGTATTTCTGAGGGTGCATCCTCATACTCTACAGGCCATTAAAAAACCAATTGGCATATCTTTTCCGAAGGTCACCGCATGCACTCGGTTCTACTCGGTTTCTAATCTTTTCGTAAAGATGGGGAAAGTTTTTGGTAACACAATGCTTTCCACGTATTTTTGTGGAAAATGTTATTCCTATGAAATCAATAATCAATTATTTTCGCAAACGTAAAGAGGAACGTCTTCGTGAACGTTGTGTTAAGTATGCCATTAAAGCCCACGAAGGACGGGATAAAGGTTTTACTGTCAGCGATTCAGCCCAAGACATTGAATTGTATATAAAAGACGGTATGACATCCCAAGGAAAAAGGCATCAATAAGGTTTCTTATAAGGCAAAACAACAGGTAACTTGAACCTTATTCGGTTCGCCTCATTTCCATTGCTTCCTTCTTTGGTTGAAGCGCCTATACCTACTACACTGGCTAATACACCGATCTTTCCGCTATTTTCCTTTATTTCAGAGGTGCTGACTTGTAGATCAAACTCTACTGATGAAACAATAACACCTTCACTATTGTCTATCGTCTCAAAGTTTGTATTCTCTGCATAGCATGGATTTACCACTACTCCTTTATCTTTCAATTCATCATCTAATTCATAAACAGCTTCCGAAAGCTGGGTTATAGCGGATTTAATAAATTCTTTTAGTTCCATAAACAACAAAGCCCGCATTTCAGACCGGCCATGATCCTACTTTGCGGGCTTTTCCTTCAATGAAGTTTATCTTTTTCAAATATCTCGCATGGCCTCGATATATTTGATATCTAATCTTTTTGTAAAGATAGAATAAGTTCTTGATGAATCCAAATTATTTTCGGATAGCCATGCCTGTGTTGTTTTTGCCTTTCAAACTAAAGGCTAATACAACTTCTCCCACCGAGGGGAGTTGCTATACATTGTTGTTTCTACCTTTCAAACTAAAGGTTAATACAACACGGGTACCATATACCTATATTCCCGGTTGGTTGTTTCTACCTTTCAAACTAAAGGTTAATACAACCTTGTCCGGCTTCTGTTCTTAAGCATATCCGTTGTTTCTACCTTTCAAACTAAAGGTTAATACAACTATAAAGTCCTGGAGACTACCGATCCGTCAGTTGTTTCTACCTTTCAAACTAAAGGTTAATACAACTGAATATGATATTTTAAGCCTATATCAGCTGTTGTTTCTACCTTTCAAACTAAAGGTTAATACAACTATTTTGAGAAGATAGAGGAAGGTCGTACGGTTGTTTCTACCTTTCAAACTAAAGGTTAATACAACTCTTTTTGACATCTATCCTAACAGAGGATAGTTGTTTCTACCTTTCAAACTAAAGGTTAATACAACGTAAATGACTACATATCGTGCTTGGATTCCGTTGTTTCTACCTTTCAAACTAAAGGCTAATACAACTGCCGTAAAGCATAAAAATAATCCTCGAAAGTTGTTTCTACCTTTCAACCAAAGAGCATAAAATGTTTTTATGCTGATGAGTCATTCGAAAGGTCTTCTAATTTTATATTTTCTATCTTCATTTTAAATTCTGCTATAATCTTTTTTGCATAGACGAAATCGTCAGAAATCTCTTTGATACATTCAGCTTCGTATTTATCATGTAAGAACATATTCCGAGTTTTAATGAGAAAAGAACTATCTATCTTTTGTTTAGTTCGTTTCTCATATTCTGTAATTAGCTCATTAAAATCATAATAATTTCCGGGAGTAGCCTTCTTTAAATCTGGGAACATCGATACCATAGCGATTTCGAAAGAATGAATGATAGGTATGATTTGTATCTGGGCTTCTTCGAAATCTAGGCATTCCCTTTTATAATTTTCATAAGGTTGTATCTTTACGCTAGAAGATATACTATTGTTTCTTTTGACTTTACTTAATACTTTATTCAAAGAGCTGATTCTTGTATCATGATGTATATAAAATAACTTCCCGTAGTCTTTTATCTTGATATCTTCTCCTTGTATTTTTAAAGGGTTGAGATCGATCAAGTAAGAAACTCTCTCATTTAAAATACCTTTGACGTTTTCTAGTTTGTATTTGTTAATTCTGTTGTATAAATCAGAAGGAAGATATTCCTTGGTCATCATAAATAAAAGAATATCTTGTATTTGGTAGAGTCTGATTATAGACTCGTTATCGCATATTTCGTTATAATTCTTACGATAAAGTCTATCTTCTTTCTCTAATAGCTTATTAGCTTCTGCAACAGGAATCTTGGATGGCCTTAGTTCTTCCATTTTCTTGATCCTTTGCTCTAAGGATAAATAGCTTTTGGATTTACCCTTATTCGGTGATAACTTATCGAATAAACGATAATTACGGGGTTGTGCATAGAATTCTTGAGATTGATCTTCGAAATAAGTTCTAAAATAGTTTTGGATCAAGTATGAGACATTCAATGCCGGACTTTTTTCTCGGGTAGGAGATTCTATTAATTGCTTCAATTTGGATTTTTTCAAACAATTAATGATCGCTTCATTAAATAGACCACGAGGTAGGAATATGGCCTCTTCCTTCTCTTGAGGCTTATTAGGCTCACGTTGTAAGTCCCGAAGAGGGTGGCACTGGATATTTAGTTTCCCTTGGAGGATTTTCTTTTGTATTCGTGAAAAATATACTTTCCGCTCCTTAAGGTAAGCGATGTAAAACTCTATTAAAGAGGTATAGTTCGTACCTATTTGAGCTAAAAAAGGATGCGGATTTGAAGAATTGATCAATCCTGCTCGTGTGAAGATTTCCGTTAAGTCATTTCTTCTTATCCCGAAATATGCTAAAGAAACTTGTATGGCTTGGAAATTAGGCTCTGTGACTTTATCCCTTCCATTGTTTTTTGAAGGCTGTAGCCATAGCATGTCTCTAACCAACATTTCCGCTATTCGGCCAGCTTTTAATATTTCATGTTGCCTTTTACCAAAAGCGGATTTCTGAGATTTGATACGTTCTACCTCATTGAGTTTACTATCTGTCCAAAAGATCGCTTTCATGACCCGGCGTAACATTAGCTCGGATCTCTCTTCCGGATGCTTTTGTTTGGTACTTTTATGGATAGATCGTTCAATAATATCTTTTACGGATAGGGGACAGTGTGATTTATGTATATTATTATTCCGTAAATAAGTATAGAATAACATGGCCGGCAATTCGTATTTACTCAACCAGAAATCGGCGATAGGCATTTTAGCACCCTTCTCATCGATGGTAGGGTAGGTATCTTTCCCTTCTGGTAATACCTTAATACCGATATTATTACCATTAACGATATAATGGGGCGTAGATTGAACCAGATAAGGCTCAAAAGAATTGATATCCGGTATACTATCCGTACTTATATCTATGGATTTTACGTTTAATGCCTCCGATAGTTTCTTTGCGGAGATATCTTGGATGTTTTTACAAAAGCCTGCGAGTTGGAAATTAATGTATCTATCCTTTGTCTCTCTATCGACTCTTGTTTTTTGATATCCATTGTGAAAGTAATTTCCGAGATATGTGTAGAAGCCAATTTCTTTAAAATCAGCTTGTTTGTCTAAAAAGTGCAGGGCAAAAGCCTCAAAGCGACTGCGGAACCGTATTCTGGATCTATCCGGAAGGCCGTAAGGATCTTCGGCATCCGTTGGTTGTAATGTCTCGTTATACATTTCCCGGTATTTAGGCTCAAGGGTTTGATACAGTTCTATTGGTATCCTAGATAGTTCATTCAGTATATCTAAAGCCCGGTCTTGTTTCGTGTCTTTCGTAGTGCGTAAACGTTCTACAGGAGGTTTGGTGGAAAGAGCCGTGAAAACCTCAAGGGTAAGCCTATATTGTAACGAGTCTCCCCGTTTGAATCCGGATAACTTTTTCAAGAATAGATAACTGTACTTCCTTTCAAGGAACATCGAGATGAAGAAAGCATACCCTTTTTCGCTCAGATCGTTATTGTTTACTAATGTGTAATAGAAATGATCATCTTCCGTTTTTAGAACAACCCGCCCTTTTTTGCGAGTGTATCTACGAAGATGCTCTATCTCTTTCTCCTCGGCTTGGAAACGCTCCTTGATAATGTTTATGGCACTATCGTAGATGCAGTTCAGTGATGAAGGGATATCATACCCACCGGGATAAATACAGATGGGATCATGATAATAATGGGTGTAATAGTTCCTGACGTCATTAAGCAAAGAGGCAAAAGCTGTAATGATGGTTTTATATTCTATACAAAGTTTATCCGATTGCCTTTCACCTTTTTTAGGCGTCTTCATTTCAATGATCGGTTTTATCCATGGTAAATATCCTTCAACGACCTGTTCTAGGTTGTTTTGTGGATTTTGATCGAAGATTGAGTCGATGAGTGTTATTACATGCTTGATATCCCAACTGCTTAATTGCTTTTGGGTGTCCAACTTTTTAGCGATAAAATTAAGTGTTTTTATTAGTCCATCTATCGCTAGGTTTGCATATGCGGCAAAGATATGTTTGTTTTCTATGGCTCCCATAATAAAATGATCTATACCAAGTTCAATTTAGTAATCCGGCGGCTGATGTCTTTCAGCGCCATATCCAGAATAGCCAGTTCTTCCTGTGTGAATTTGCAAATTTTACCGTGTACGCTATTCCCGTTTAATCGTTGGTAGAACCAAGAGGATGATTTCCCGAAATAATCTTTGGCTAGATTAGAGACGGACAGGTATGGTAAAACGGGACTCAGTCGCTCACGAATAGTTAGCTGCTCCTTGATGTCCGCGATCTCTTTATGGATGTTTTCAAAGTCATTTTGCACACCTGCGGTAAGCAGTTCGGTTTCCTTTTCATCCATGCTATCCAACAAATCGGTAATTTGTCGGTCTATGGTAGGGCGGTCATTCTCCGGGGACTTTTTCCAAAGTTCCTTTAGTTCAAAAAAACGCTTTACTTTATCCATATTATTCTGTTTTTTGAGTTACACATGAAAGGGAAACTCCCCCTCTGGCCTGGAGGGGGAGAACCTTTCTGGTCAATAATACTTTCCAAGTTCCTTAAGTTCTTTCTCAAGTCTCTTGATCTCTTTATCAACCACCGCTTTCATGAATTTGCTTCTCGAAGTCAGTTCATGATACTTGCGGAGATAAAAAAGGAGATCTTTTTCTGCCTCTTCTATCCGGGCTTTTAGCCCATCGTCACTATGCATAGAGCTCTTGTCTTAATGACATCACAAAGATAATAAAAATATTATCAATGGCAAACGTTTGGTAATATTTTTATTATCATAGTATCTGGATTGGAGATAATAACAAAACCGCTCCACCTTCACAGGCAAAGCGGCTGTCCATTACTAATCTAAAAATCTAATACCATGAAAAACACCTATTACTACATATCTTGTTTCTTTTTCTCCTCTTTTTCGATCGCTACTTCTAGGGTATAGAGAGCGTCGTATAAAAGGGATTGTTTTACCTGTTCTTTCTTGGTCACGTCTCCGCTGGCCATCTCATCCACGATGCGTTGTTGCGTGTCGAATATATCCAAAGGGGCTTCATTCCCTCCGGAGGAGAATACCCGGGAGAACTTTGCTTGTATGAAATTCATGCTACCTAGGTAGTACCAGAACATGACTGTCTTTACGATCGGCTCTACATTCCGGAACCAAGCCGGATCACCGTCCTCACGTATGGTGAATGAGCCGTCTTTCCAGATTATGGATAGGAAGTTATCCAATGCCTCGAAGAAATCCTGTCTCATTCGCTGTTGCCAAGTCTGTAGCATGATGAACTGTCCGTAGCTGATATTGGTCAGGCCGTCTTCCGGGCCGTATAACTCGATATCTTTGTCTTTGTAGACGGGGAATGGGTTACGGGTTAAGCGGATATCCAGCTCGATCCCTTTTTCTGTCTCTTGGAATAAGAAATCAAAGATGGTGCTCAACGCCGCCAGTTGCTCGGCCGTGATCCATATACGATTTTTGGGAAGGGAAACGGCGTAACCGGTTCCATTGGCTTTCTGATATCGCCGGATTCTTGCGGACAGGCAAAACAATAGCATCTTGACCTTGGCTTCTTGGGCCGTACTTTTTGAGTTCAAAATATTGGCGAGAAAGCAAAGCTGTTCCGCTGTCATCTCATCCCATGTGCCGGGCACGAGGTAATCGATATCTTTGATCGTTATTTTTCTCATAATACGAAAATATGTTTGTCCTTGGAATTAAAGTCGTTCTTGATAGGAGCGGGGAGGCCTAGTTCCGGGGCGTAAACTTTCATGTAATCCTCGATTACCGCTTCTAGTGACGTTACCTGCTCGGCGTAGAAATTACCGTTGTCCGTGGGATCGGAATACAGCGGATAGATCACGGGTTTAAACTCCAGCTGGCCGGCCGCCGTACGTTGTACCCGTGTGGTTTGGCTGGTATGGAGCTTGGCTACGTACATGGCGAGCCATACTCGGATATAATCAATCAGCTTGATCCGGAGCGGATCATCCACGCCGGTTCTTAAGGTGTCTTTTAAGCTCTTGTCAAGAGTGGTCCCGATCCAGCGGCATAGCTTCATCTCCAGTGTATCGAGTAGGGGACGGAACTTTTCGAAGGTCAACCGGGAATAATCGATATTCACCTTACCGTAATCTTGGAACTCCCGGGCGGAATTAAGGTAGTGGCCGTTGGCTTGGTTCTTGTAATAGCGGCTTTCTTTCCATTCCGGATAGTCGTTCTCGTGGCTTCCGAGATGCTCCAGTAGCTTATCCAAGTTATTCCATCCCCGTTCCTGCATGCTCTCTTCCGATCGGGCGATCTTTTGGTCGCTGGCTACGGTGAACTTATCGTTCCGGCTTACCGTATGCCCGCTGTCTCCGATCAAGACCCCTAGCTCCGGACTGGCTATCGCCACGGCCAATGGTCCCAGTGTCCGGCTGGCGAGCGTCTTGATCGTAAGGATATCTTCCGTTAACGGCTCTCGATACAGCCGATCGACCAAGGCTTCCCCGAGGTAGGGGACGATATATCGATCGAAAGCGTCTTGAAGATAAGGCTCCAATATCTCGAACTTAAATGAGGCGTTTACCTTGACGGTATGCCTCAAATCATCTATCGTTTGTAGGAATGGCTGTGTCATGATTATACTTTTTCGTTACCGATACTCTTTTCCGATCCCGTGTTCTTATCGAGTGTCGTTAGCATGATATTGGGTATCACGAACTCGATGTCTTTTCCCCATCCGTTGATCTCCCGGGCTAGGTATAGCGGGAGAACCATCATGTCCCGGAGCGGCTTGAACAGCACTTGGGCGATAATGAATAACTCCCGGGCCTCGGTACCGTTGATGTTCTTCGATTTCCCGGGCGACGCTCCTTTCAAGGACGGATGTACGCCCATCGTGTTACAGATCACGTTTGTCGCTTCCTCCGAGTCCTCGATATACTCACCGCCCTTGATAAATGATTCCAAGGGCTTGATGATGATATCGCTCTCCTCGTATTTATTGATCTGATCATACCGGAAATGGGATACGAAGCTCTTGCCGGCGTTCTCCTCTCCGGAAAGGAAGTCGTTCAGTTGTTGTAGGAAAGCGTTCTTGCGCTCGTTCCGTTTCTTCTTGTCATCCTTGGGGATACCTTCCGAATCGTAAAGCTTGTCCCAAAATTTCATGTTGATGGAGACGTGATATTTCAAGACCATCTGATTTTTCAGCAACGCCTTCTTGAATTTCGGGATGGCGCAACTGAACTCGTACCAATCGAGGAAGATGGACCACCAATAAGGGCGGTTGTAATAAAAACGCCCCGGTACCGGCATATTGAGGCTTAACGTATAGCCATTCTCTTCCTCGTCCTTTTTCTCTCCGGTCTCCGGATCGGGTACGAGCCCGGTACGAACCTTGAGATCGTAAAGCGGGCTTCGGCGGTCTAGCAATCTCGTTACGATCACGTCGTCCGGAAATGACTCCTCTCCCCATTGCGAGGAATAACCATGATACTCGATGCGTTTCGTCTTCTCGTCTTGCTCGCTGATCCGGGAAAAGCACATCTCCCGGTGCCAGATCTGGACTACCTTCGGTTTCTCTCCGGCCTTCCGTTTGCCAAAAGCCAGATAGACGAAAGAGTCGGAGAATACGACCAGATCGTTGGCCAGCTCGGACATTACCCGTAAGTAGTTGCTGTCCGATATGAACTGGAATATCTCCGGAGCCTCTTCCGGGGTAAGTTCCTCCAGCTCGATCTTTTGGGTCTCCGGATTCTTCACCCTCCGGCAGACCATCAACCCATCGCCGTAGGCCATGTTCGCCTTGAACTCGATATTGCTGCCTACGATGGTGTTGTCGGCGATCTTTTTCATGATCCTTACGGGCAACTTGTCTTGGTGACCGAACGGGACAAACCTGACCTCTTTCTTGACGGAAGATCCTTTGGCCGGGGTAATGACCGTGGCCGTGAATTTTTTATCCTCCAGAAAACCTACGTCCTCGGTCATGACCACCGCCGCTTTCGCTCCGGGGAGGAAAGCGGTGTCACCCATTAGAAATACGTTCTTGCGTCCCATTATGCGTATATTTTTTTACCGTTAATCCGGATGATCATGCAACGGATGAACTTCCGTGGGAACCGTTCGCCCCGAATCCGGATGTTTACCGTGCTTCCCTTGGCGTGGATCGAGCTGAAGTAGGCTACCTCATAATCCTCGATCGAGCCGGGAAAGCCATTTCCCTCCCGGCTTTCATTCAACCGCACGTACGAGAACGAGAACATCTTGTATCGTCCCCGGTCATCCTTTTGCTGCATGACAGCCCAGACATCACTTTGTTTTATCCTTTTTTCCATATCTCCATCTTAAAAAGATTACCAAGGCCAGAACCATCGTTACGCCGAGCGCCCACCACCCGAGGGCGTTCTTGCCGATATCGGAGTTGAGTTCGGTATCTCCGGATCGCTCTTCCTCATGGCTGGCTTCCGACCGGGCGAAAACGCTCTCGTTCTCCTCTTTCTTTTGGCTTTCCGCTTCTTCTTTTCGCTCGTTCTCATGTTCCTCGCCTTCGAGTGTTGTTTCCGCCTTGACCGGGTATCGACCGTTTTCGTCCGGCTGCCGCTCAAGGTCGAATTCCCTTCGTATGATCCGGATGTTTCTCCACCGATCTCGCACGGTGTTGGAACTGGCAAGCCGTACATCCATAGAGGTATCCAAGCTCTCCAATACCTGTCGCTCTTGATCTCTGTAATGGCTATGATCAGAAGCGCTACGACGCACGGAGCAGCTAGCGCAAAGAGCCACCATTCCGGCCAAGACACACAATCTCTTATAAAGTCCATATTCCATGATTCGCTATCCAAAAGGGAGTTCGCATAAACAATACCACTCTCACATCAGTTCCCAGCCGGCCTCGATGTCTTCCATAGGGATACGCTCATCGTTCTCCATGTAGCACATGGCATCCACTAGGGCGCACATCGTTCCCTTGTCCGACAGGTCTAGCCGGCAACAGTCCGGCATTTGCATCTCCCGGCATACCCATCGTACGTAAGCCGCCGTGTCATTCTCATCGCGGGGTGCCCATCGTTCTATCAGTTCCTTTATGGAATGTAGGTTATACGATCGCTGGTATTTTAGCAAGAGCTTCATCATGGCCCGTACCCCATGCGGTATATCCTCGAATTCCTCGAAAGCGTTGTCCTTTTTATCGGCTTTCGATACTTCTCCGGCCCAGTCGTTCCGCTCCGAGTTCCGGATATTACCGGGGTTGTTGTTTCGGATTCCCCTTGGTGTCGTTGTCATTTTTACAATCCTCCTTATCTAATTGGTTACTAATATTCTTTCCTAGCTTAGACTCGATCTCTCCTTTGAGCTGTAGTTTAAGCAGCTTTGGAAACATCATGTTCGGCCAGATAATCAATGCGCTACCCAGCATGCTCCACAGCTCGCACACACAGGCTAGGGTACATCCGGCCTTGGTGATTATGGCGTTATCTTGAGTGAATATCCGTTCCGTAACGAATACCACGAGCATGAAACCGAAATAGACGATCACCTTGGCGGGGGTATCTCTTCCGCTTTGTGATAGGAAGAATTTACCTTGCTTCTTTGCCGAGAACATCCCGAATAGCAAGTCGGCCGTAATAGCCACGCCCATAGCGGCGAAAGCGTATTTCACGGGCGAGATAAAATTCAATAAGAATATCATTCCGCTTATTATCCAGCCCCAAGAATGGTTCAATACCATCTGGAGCTTTATCAAGATCCTCTCTATGATCGGGCTAAATACCTGTGATATCATCTCCAAACATTTTTCACAAAGATGTGTGTTCTATTTTTTGAAATAAAGGACAGAGTCCTTTCGCCAGTGGAGCCAAAGCGAAACGGGAGAATCGCCGCCGAAGGCGGCGTGCACTTAAAAAAAGCCAAGCCTCCCCCTCTCGGGTAAGCAAGGCCAATCCGACATGTAAAATCTTTATTAGGCAATGAATCGCCTAAATATTAATGGCTTTATATCTTTTTGTTCTATATTGCTAATATGTTCAGGTTCTTGTTTGTCTTGTTCAAGTTCAAGGATATAAGGAATACGTGGATAATCTGTAAATGTCACTACCCACTCTTTGAAAATTTCATTAGTTAAACTATCCATCCATGAAATACGACTTTTTAATCCATTAAGGCACATATTAATAAGGGTCATTTTGCAACAAGTTTCTGATAAATCTGCACCGTAAAATATTGCAGTCCTATTTATTCCGGCAGTCGCCAAAAATAAACGACCACTTCCACAACAAGGATCATATACATCATTACGATTCGTCGGGTTGATCTCTGCTATTAACCTACAAATATCCGGAGGTGTGAAGAACTGTCCAAGTTTTTCATTGTGAAAATATTCTTCAAAATATTCTCCTAAAATGTCTTTTAGTCCTTCTCCCTTGTTATCCATCTCGATTACTAGAGCTGCAAACGCTTGCGCAATGGTTTCGAGTTCTTCACGGGTGTATGGCTTGATTGTCTTGAAATATAATTCTTCTTGCTTCCCCATGGAGAGGCAACAAACCACAATGGTTAGAAAATCGTTAAAAACCTTACTCCGCCCATGTCGGACGGAGAGGTAATCTATGTAGTTGGCGAATTTATCCATGTTTAGGAATGGTTAAATCAAACGTATCAATCAATTTATCAAGCATATCGTTCCTTTTACTGAATAGAGATACTATGTTGCTATCATTATTTTTGCTAATAACTATTCTATTGTAGGTTATCTCTACTTGTACATAGTCACCTATGTTAAAACCATATTCTTTTAGATACTCTCCTTTTAAATTAATACCTGCGGTATATTTCTTTTGTGAGGGTAAACCACAAACTTTTAATAGTTTAGTTAGCATGATTCCCTCCCTCCTGTGTTTTTTCAACTTGCAAATCGGAAAAAAGATAAGATATAGGGAAAAATTCATAAGATATTCCCTTGTTTTCAGAGGCTCCTGTGTTATCAGAGGTAGTTTCTTCGCCTTTAGTTGCAGTACGCTTTCTAGACCAAAGGATAAATGCCTTTGAGCCTTTTTTTATATTGAAACCATCAGTTTTCCATTGTGCAAAGGTTTTAAAAACTGTTGCTCCGCTTTCTTTTCTATACCATTCTGCGATAATATCATTTATGCGAATTGCAGACCAATATAATAATTGTTGTTCAGTATTTGCATTATTCAATTGTTCTTCCCTATAAGCACGTGCTTTTATGGATAATTCGATTAGGGCGGCTCTACGGATGTCTATTTGTTTATTAGATTTTGTTTTCATAACTTTGTCGGACTTTAAATAAGTGAATAAAAGATTACTTTTCCCCCTCGGGTTGCTGTAACAATCCGAGGGGTTTTTGTTTAAGTTATGCGCTGATGAGTGAGCGCATTTGTTTTTCAGCTTCTTCTATTGCTGTTGTAAATTCTTCTTTCCAGATCTCAATTACCTTTTTTATACATTTAGGGTTTGAGCTTTCAAATGTTAGACCTTTTATATCCACTAATTGCATTTGGGAGTTATCCCGGTCATGAGAGATCTCAAAAAGGTCTAGGCTTTTTCGCTTTTCGTTTAGTTCCTCATACTTCTTTTTTAGTAAATGCAGTTTTTCCGCTTTTTCCATAATAGACGAAATTGTAATTTCCTTTTTTTCGTTATTAACTGGATTCTCGGAAGGTAATAATAAAGAAGCTTGCTTCTCTTTTTCTGGACTAGGTTTACTTTCGTCTACCTTTGATAATGTTAATACTGCGTTACCTTGAACGTTTGTGGACTGTGCGCTAACTGCGCTTTTCGCTGTTGTTGCCATAATTATAATACTTTAAATAGTGAATAATATGGGAAGTTGCTGTAACAACTTTTATCCCTTTGATTACATTATAAAGATACAAAAACTTGATAACCTGTGCAATAGATTGATATTTGTATAGTAGTGTCAAATATGTAGCTGTTGTGGGAATCACGGTTTTTGAATGTCTAAGGGTATCAATAAGATCAAAAAACTTTTTTTGAATAATTTGATATAAAAAAAGGGAGAAATGGCCTGTAATCATCTTATATATCTTCATTTTCTTGAGTAAAGGCGTTTAATTGTTAAATAAATAAAATACGCATTGTTTTCTCATATTGGAAAAGTCAATAATTTGACTTTTAGAAGGAATGGGGCTTTGGGAAAACGTAGTTTTCTCAATCTGTACGAAAGTACCCCGCAGCGCCCTACAAAAAAAATGCGGGCGCAAGTTCAATTTTTCACCTTATCTGCTGCCTCCCTCAGACAGATCACGCATGAAATGCGTCTACAGATTTTTAATGAAGGAAGATGATTCCGGATTCTGCGTACGCAAGTTCAGGCATAAAGAAATTCGCGCCGACAAACAATGTGTCCCATGCGTCGGTAATGTGTGTCTTGTACTCATCCGGGTTATCGGGGCTGTCTTCTGTAGCTTCCGGCGATTTGTCTTTCTCGAATCCGTTCTTGCCTACTTTCACCGCTGTTTGTTCCATGGCGAGTTTGAGGAACTCGTTGTTGTATTTATTGAAAACAGGATAAAGGAGCGTCGGATCATGCTTTAAGGCCCGGTCTATTTGCTCGTGCCTCCAGTCGTGGCGGCTTACCTGTCCGATATAGATATCGGTGATATCCCAACCATATTCCTTGAAGATCCGGATGATGGTATCTTGATAGGACTCGGAGTTATTGCCGGTAGTCCACGTGAAGGTCTGGTCATAAAAGAAGATGATATCACGTTTGAGCTTGTATTTGTAGTATTCGCAAACCTGACGAGCCAATTCATCCAGCTTATCGGGGGTCTTGACAAAGAAGCTCTTTAGGGTACGTAATTGATGGCCTTGTACCTGTCCGATACATGCGGTATTGATTGCGGAGTTACTATCGAAACCGATTAGCAATGGAGCGTCCATATCCAGATCCCCATCGGCTAGGCATCCGGCCAGTTGCAGCCGGTTCCAGTCCGCTCCCATGCTACCCATGTAGCGAGTATCGCCGGGGGTATAGAAATGGTAATCGTTCAAGGCCGAATAGAAGCCATTAGCGACACGGAACAGGCGTTCGTTCATGAATGCGGTACGCCATATAAGGGAAGGGACGTTGCGGTACATTTGCCAAATGTAATCCTTGCCTACGACTTCCATGTTATCGAAAATATCATACTCTCCGTAATATACCGTGTACTCCCGGGTCTTGCCACGCATAGGTTTGACAGGTGCTTGATACTTACGGGCCAACATTAAGTCATGGCGTAATTCTTTGTATTTGCGTTGGGTGTATGATGTTTGTTCCGGAAGGCGCTCGGTTAATTTCATTTCCCGGTATAGGTTCCGGATCAAGTTGATATGAACCGGATTCATGTCGTTGATCTTATCCAATATCCAACGTCCGGCTTTTAAGGTTGGCATATCCGTGGAATAGAGAACGGAATGATGCCAAGGGCATTGGTTGAAATCTTGCAAATTTCCCCGATTGGCGGGATCAACCTCGGATTTTATCTTATCGTAGTCTAGGAATTTCGCCTCCGGACCGATTACCCAATCTAAGGACATGGAGTTCGCTGACATTCCTTGACTGAAGGAGAGTACGACCAATACGGTGCCATTCCAGAAATGAATGCAATTGCCCCATGCGGTCTGAAGCGGCGGGCGCTTGGGCTTTCCGAAGTTGGCGGACAGGGGTGCCTTGCGGCCAACAAAGAAATGAATGCCCTCGATATAGCCCCATTCGGCGAGAGCGTGGATAATCGCCGGTAGCGTATTACCCCAAGCCTTGGCATAGGATGGAGAGATTAAAGCCCCGGTAGAACCCGGCATGGACCAAACATTCCGGATGATGAAGCGTGCGTCCAAACCCTCGGATTTACCGGTACCACGGCTACACACCCAATACTCGTCGTGGGCGGCGATCGCCATTCCCATGCGTTGCATCTTATTGAAAAACTTGCGTTGCGCCTCTTTCGCTTTACGGGTGAAAGGTTCAGTCATCAGTGCCATAGTCGTCTGTAATGGGTTCAATATCTACGATATCATGATCTTGCTTGAACAATGCCCGGAATGATTTCCTTTCTTCTTCAAGATTAGGGATAGGCTTGAAATCATCTCCCATTAACGTGACATCATCGGATGGCTCAAAGCAGGGTGGTTCCCAAGCGCTTCGATCAATGTCATCGTCTTCTTTATCGGAGCGGGTGTATTTACCGATCTTGTCCGCGTTGGCGGCGATACCTTTGGGGTCTTTGGCTTCCCGGGCGATGCGGATACCTTCCTTGGCGGCCTCGATCACCATGTAACGATACCAGTTCTTGCCGGCTAACTGTACATTTCCTACGAGCCTCCGGATAGAGGCCAGATCCCGATAAGCTGTCGCTGTTGAGACAGGCTCACAATTTCCGCCACAACCGCCTGTCAGGAAAGATACTATTTCTTTATCGGCAGTCATCGGATCTTCCAATAACTTCGATACACATAACATCCATCGGTCTTTTTGTGCAAGTTCTCGGTTAGAAAGAAGATTAGCCGCTTCTTCATGGCCTTTAAAAAGTACCGTGGCTATTTTATCATATGTCGTAAATTCTTTACTCATTCTTTGGCTATTTGTTCTAATATATATTTATCGGCAAGTGGCTCGGCTGCAGGTGATCCTGCTTTAGCCAATTTGACAACTGTTTTGCGAAGCTCATATTTGGTGCGAAGTTTCCCTTTTTGATATGCCGCATATATGGGAGATGACTTATGTGTTTTACAAACTTCACAAAATAAATTATGCTGATCGGAAGGAATATCGATCAGTATAGCTATTTCAGAAGGCGGTAATAATGCCGCTGACATTTCTTCAATATCCTTTATTTGCTCTATGGTGAGTTCCATTCAAAAGGTATAGAGTCTTCGTTAAACACTTGAGTAAACTTAGTTTCAAAGAAGTCAAACAACCGTGGTTCTGAAAATATGAATCCAGCTTCGTACCTAATTGGCTGATTTGCGTTTGCGCTGCCGATGATTCCTACTTTGAAACGATCATTGTGGATAAGCAAAACTTTTGCGTGGCAAGATGCTATTCGGATATTTGTAGTAATACTTGCCGCAAATAAAAGCATTTCCAATTTATGCCTTTTTACATTCATATCTAAGATCAATTTGAGATTGGTTATGTTACCTTTCTCTATCTCGAAAAACATAGGTCGAAGCGCATCTTCCGATATATTGAATGTTTCCATCATTACATTTGCTGGCCCTGTACGAGAAAGGAGAACAGTCAATGCCTCGTGGATTGCCCATTCTCCTTTGTGTTGAAAGCCAATCACTCCGGGATTAATTCCGGGCATGATCTTTTCGAAAGCTTTTATACTCATTACTTCATGCCTTCCAGTTCCGCCAGCTCACGTTTGTAATAAGCCAAGCGTTGCTCTGCTTTTTGCCGGAGGTTAAGCTTCCCGTTTTTCTCATGTTGGGCGATAGAGGTTTCCGTGCGCCGGATATTCTCCCTCAGTCGTTCGATCCGGTTGGCGATCTGCATACCTTTCAGCAATTGATCGGCCGGGAGCTCCTCGGTTTTTTGAACCTCGGTTTTTAACTGGATCTGCTTACCCTCGGCCCAAGCGTCGATCTGGTCCCATAGCTTGGCACGGCGGCTCCAAAGCTCATGCACCTGATCGGCGATCGGCTTGCGTTGCTCCGGAGTAAGGGCCTCGTTCTGCATCTCCGTGAATAAGGCGGCGTACAAGGGGGTGATCTGGCGGACCTCGTCGAAGATCGTACGGATGTTATCCGGAAGGGAGGAGTACGTGGCGATCTTCGCTCCGGGCCGTAACAGGGCGAATTGATCTTGCAGTTCTTGCAACTCTTCCTGCGCTTCCTCCAGCTCGGCTTGCAATTGATCGATCTCTCCGGATTTATCGTCATTGTCTTCCTCCAGCTCGGTGATCTTGTCTTGTAGCTTGAATAGCTCGGATTCTTTCACGAGGATTTCTTTTAAGACTTTATCGCCTTTTAGCTGATCCGCTGTTTTCTCGATCGCCTTTGTTGCCGCGACCGCTGTTTTCAAGAGTATCGAACCCCGTTCGGAGATTGTTATCTGGGGTTGGGCCGACGATAGGCGCGCTACGGTTGTCAACTTATTCACCAATACGGTGAAATGGGAATCGAACTGCGGAACCTCCTTTACCTCGCTAAAGAAAGCGATATACTTCTTTCTCATCTCCTCCGGAGCTAGAGCTTGAAAAAGCGCTAGACCGTCCGCGTATTTACGCTTACGGTCCGCTAACCAGTTTTGTAATGTTATCATTTAAGAACCTCCTTCCGGTGGAGTAGGAGCTACCCCGGTGAATAATGCGTCTATATCGATAGGCGTTCCCATGATAATCATAGGGGCGGGGCTATCGGCCTCGAAAGTGAAGGACCAACCTCTTTTGTCGGCCGCCGCCTTGCCGCCGTCGAAAGAGGCGGTAACCGTACAAGGATAGCCGGGCTGTCCGATAAGCTGCTGGCTCTCGTTGTCCTCGATGATCAAATAGCCGGGCGTATTGCAGATCTGCCGGGCGAAAGCGGCGGCTTCCACTTTCTTGCCGGGGTGGAAGAACTCGCCGCTGATCTTGTAACTTTTACAATCTGTCTCGCCTTGAGACTCCGCTTTGTATCCTACGGTTGCCCGTGTCGCGTAAATAGGTGTCGGTTTACCTCCCGACTCTAAAAAGGTAAAAGCTCCTGTCGCCGTCACGAAATCGGCTGTGGCCTTGGCCTCTTTGGGGAGCGTGGGGACGACAGAGACTGAGGTTTCCGGAATAAAGGCGATACGACCTTTATAACCCCCCATATTGTCCGCTCCGGCTGGCCATAAAACAGGGCCAAACGAGGCGCACATCACATAATCCGCCGGAACGTCCGCCCCCATGAAGAGGACGGATAGCACCGCTAGCAGAAACAATACGGACAAAACTTTTCTGAAATCTTTCATCGTTTTATTTATTTACTGGTTTTACGATTTGGTATAAGTACCGGAAGCGGTGAAGTCCTCTCCATCGGCTACCGTGACTTTCACGTCTGCCGGCTTGGTATAACCGGCGATATCCTTGAAGGATACGGTTTGCTCACCTTTGGGTATGCCTAAAAGGGTAGCTCCGCTTCTCATCCACTCGCCGTTCTCGCCCACCTTCCAAGCGGCACCGGCTTCTATGGCCTCGTCGCTCTCGATCGTGACGGTCAGGGCGGCACCGGTTACGTAGTCGCCCGCTAAATCAACGCCCTCATTGGTGAACTCGTTAATCTGGAATACCTTCGGATGGATATCCTGAAAGCGGGTACCGTACCCGGCTTGTAGCCAGAACTGAACCTCGTTCGGGTCCTCGAAGATATCGCGGATCTGGACGAACCGGGTCGCCTTCTTCGTATTCACGCCAAAATCCAGCATTCCGGGACGGATTAAGATCAAGGCCTGTCCTGTTCCGTATGCCTCATGGGTGACAGGTTCCAGTCCCGGGAACTTGGCGTCGTCCTTGACCGCCTTCCAAAACTCCTCGGTGGATGGGCGGGCGAACGCTTTTGTCTTTTGCCGGTAAGCCTCCTTACAGATCAACTCGATCTCGTTGGCATAATACAGGATCGCTTTACGGCGTAAGAAAGGATGTGCCGCACGTAAGAAGTTGACCAGACGATCGTAATCATCTACACCGTCACCACCGCCAAACGTACCGGTACGTACTAGGTTACGATTCGCCATGGTGATATCCTTCGTTGTCTTGAAATGATCGATCCAAGGGAAAAATCCGGTGAAAGAACTCATCGGGCTATACACATTGTCGTTTCTCTCGGCGAAGAAAGCGGAGAAAGTGATATCCTCCGAATGGCTGATGATGTGATTATCCACCACGAATTTCTCCATGGGGTGTTTCTTTACCGTATGGTCCACCTTCTCCCCGGCGTTGGAGAGAATACGTTTCTCCGTATAATTTAAGATGTTATCCTTCAAACGAGAAACGGTAAGTTCCGGTTTGATGGACATCTCTACCAATTTACCGATTTCATCGGGATACTTAATCTCGGCCCCGGCTTTATATGGGCCGGTGTGTCCGGCTTTGCGGCGAGCGTTCACGATCACGTCCTCATTCTCGATCTCGATCACGTTGAGCTTCATGGCCGCGGCGAACTCCTGAAACGTGAAATAGGGAAGGGTACGCAACACGTTATCGTAATCCTTCGCGTAACGATTCAGTTTCTCAATATCTAAAATGCCTTGTTTTGCCATTGTTCTTAGTGTTTAAAAAATCCTGTTTTCTCAGCCTCGGCCATGATAGCGAGGGTATCATCCTCATGCTTATCGGCGAAATCCTTGATATCTCCGGTCTCGGCGGTCGGCTCTTGCTTTACTTTTGCTTCCGGCTTTTTGCCTGCCGGTGTTCCCTTTAGCTCTGCCACGTCTGATTGAAGTTGCTCAATCAGTGTGTCTTTCTCTTTCAACTCTTCTTGGGCGGTCGATAATTGCTCCTGTAAGTCGGAGGTATTACCGGTGCTCTCGATCGAATCGAGCAGCTGATCCACTGTTACGTCTTCCGCTTTCATGTCCGGGTTATCACCCAGTACCTTATTCAGAAGCTTGTCCCAGTTGTCGGCCGCTTGTTTCATCGCATTGTACGAATCATCTTTCAACCACTTCATAAATCACTATGTATTAAAATAATTAAGAACATTCTCGAAAGTATCTATCTCATCGATCATACCGATGTCCATGGCCTCCGGCGCGAAAAACATCTTACCGGTGGCCCATTTACCTTGATCCTCATTGATCACGCCTACCCGGGCGTTAGCGATACTGGAGATGAAATTCTCGTTATACGTATCGCATACTTTTTTTAGCGGTTCCGTATCTCCCTGCAGAGCCTTGTGAAATTCTTGGTTCTTGTCCGTGGATTTGGAGGCATAGATATCGATCAACTTGATTCCCATCTTGGCATAATACTCGCTGGTATCAACGATCGTCATATAGGTACCCACGCTTCCGATCCGGCAGACGTTGGAGTTCGCTACGATCTTGTCGCAACAGGAGGCGATGCCATAGGCCGCGGACGCTACGAAGTCATTGCAGAAAGCTACGACAGGTTTGTTTCGGCTGTTAATCGCTTCCTGCATGATCCGGCATCCCATTCCCTCGCCTCCGCCGGAATCGATATTCAAGACGATCGCCTTGATATTATTCTCGTTGTAGCATCGGTTTAGGAGATTCGCCTTGGTAAGCATTCCGGATGGACCGCATTCTTGGTCGTATTTCGTGATCGCCCCGTTGATGTTCATTATGGCTACGGCGTTTTTGGGTGCGTCCTCGGGTGGAGACCATCCTCCATACTCGCTGATCTGGTATGCGCCATTTTTTAGGGAGGCGAAAAGCAAGGCGTTATCCTCGGTCGGCTCTTGTTCGGAAGAAGCGTTCCGGGGTTTCCCGAACATCGCTTCCGGCTTGGTAAGAAAAGATGCGATAAGGGGGAAATAATTCGCCGCGAAGTTTTCCTCGACGAACCATACTCCCCCCAGAATGTTGTGTAGATAAAGCATATCTTCCTTTTTGATGGCAAGGATATACTTATATATATGTATGGTAAAGGACTTCGGTCAATCAATCAGTTGAAGTTGCGGAACCAATTGCTTTCCGGATAACGAGATTTTGTATCCCGAGAAACCGCTAGGATCGCTGGGGTGCAACACCTCGAATTTGCATTTCAGGGGAAAACGATCCGATCCGACCACGAATGTATCCCCACTAAAGTGTTTATACTTAAAGATCGCCGTGAGGTGGTTCAATCGTTCGCACTTTTGCCATAGATCGCTGGTCATATATTGACGGGGTATTTGTAAGGAACCAGATACATTATATAGAGTGCCTGATTCACTTTCTTGTGGCTCAACCTTGATAGAGGTTCCGTATCTTCCCGGGTGAAGGTTGATCCAGTCTCCGGATTTGAATCCAACTTTTACTTTGTCCGTCTCTTGAGACACGCTCGCTATTTGCAGCGAGAAAGCGAACCACGCATCGGAGATGCCTCCCATATTATCTGCCATAACCTTAGTTTTTATTTGTTTATCAATAATATCTGATCGTAATGGATACACTTGGAATTTTATTCCTCCCAAAAGGGACAAATCGATACGCTTGGTCGGAGTGAAAAACACTTGTATTTAATTTTTATTGTACGAACGTTTCTCTTTTTGCTTCCTAGTTCGGTCCCTCCAGCGATAGTAGTTCTTTTTTAGAGCGTCCTCGCTGATCCCGTTGATATCGAATTTGCGCATAAAGGAAAAAATACTTTCGATATACTGTATCCCATACATATGCTTGTTATAATCTATCCATTCGTGCAGCTCGGCCCAGAACATCAACTCTATCCGTCGCTCAAGGATTCGCTGCGAGCGTTCGCTAAGATAGTTGTAGTAAGCCGGATCTTTTCCACATCGTCTGTCCGGCAAAGCTATTTCCAGCGTTCCTTGCTCCAAAGGGCAGGAGGCCGGGCGCTTGGATGTCAGATCAAACAGGGTATGATACAAATCTGTCTTGTCCGGAAGGGTTATCACTCCTTCCCGGCAATCATTGAATTTTCCACGCATGTACTCCTCCAAATGCTTTTTTATGCTTATCTTTACTGTCACCATATCGATTTTCTCTCTTCTTATAGGCTTTTTTACTCTATTTTCCCTATGTGTATGTGTTATATTTTGCGACCAACACGTCAACAGACCAACAGGAAATATAAAATATGATGCTAATTTACTATATTTCAATGATATAATCGGTAAAATACTAAGAAACATGCGACCAACAAAAAATAGTGGTTGTTGGTCACCCCTACCAACCGTCAACAGTGCTTCATTTTTCCCCGAATTTAGAATTATTGCCAACAGTGACCAACAAAAAGAAAACGATGACCAACAGGAAACAACAGCCTACTTCTATTTAATTAATATATATATTATTGATTATTATATATTTATCTTATATCTGTTTTGAAATGTTTCATCTTTTGTTGGTCTGTTGGTCTGTTGACCACTTTTTCTATCCTTTATAGGGTTTCAAAACACGCAAAACTTGCTTATTTCTTTTTTTAATTTCAGGGGGTCCGGGGGAAATAGATGAATAAAGATAGAACCGGCTTCCCGGATGTGCTTGTTGTCCATGGCCTCCAATAGCCAAGCTATATCCTAGAAAGTCGGTTCTATGCGATTTTAAAATACTATCAGTCGTTAAAAGCGGAATCCCGGCTCAGTCTCCGGAGTCTGATCGTAGTTTTGTACGTCTCTTTCGAAATCGACATCGAGCAAGTCTCTGAGAATATCGTAATTGAAACAAACTGCCGAGGTATTACTCTCTTTGTTCACCATAATACGTTTCATGCTGTTATCTATGGTGGGTTCTCCCGCCGGGTTTGCTAGAATGTCTCCTTTTGGGACTTCTTTCACCTCTTGCCATCGATAACGAGTGGAACGTACTTTGCCAATATAGGCCTCGTTACTTTCGAAATAGGTATTTAAGGATTGAAGAGAGAACGCCTCACCTTTTAGCTGCTGGGTATACATAGGATAGATATTTGTCATGTTTAGATATAAAACACGGGTATCTATGGGTTCTAGGGTTTTTATTTCCGTATCCCGGCCTTGTTTCTTAATTGTAACCTTTCCCGGTACTTCGATCTTATAGTCTCTACCTTGAACTAGACTTCCTGTATCGATCAAGAAGTTGAGTATACTGAAGAAGTTGAACATCTTATTTGAGGAACTAATCGATTCTACTTGTTTGATCACTTTCGCTATTGCGATTTCGAAGAACTGTTCTGCGGTAAAAGGTAGTTGCAATGAGGTATGTTCTTCCACTATACGACAAACGGAAACGAACATTGATACCGTCTCGAGTATACGAGAGAGGCCATCCGTGTTTTTAACGGATACCCGTACCTCGTCTTTCAAGGATTTAAAGACCTCGTCGTATACTTTCTTATAATGTTGCAAGATGCTATTTCTGCACGCCAATATCTCAAGGAGGACGCTATGTAGTCCGGATTCCTCGTATCCTTTCAACTCATTGAAGATTTCTTCTTCCAATTCAGACCGATCGTCACGTTTCGGTACCTCGCAAATGATACATCGATTTGCGAGAGAGTTGTCATCCTGTTGGGGGCTTTCTTGGCCCATGATAACAAGAGCTGCGTTCACTTGGCTACTATCGATCTCCTTACTTACCGCATCCTTACGTTTCTGCTTGCCTTCTCCATCATATACAGCGGATTTCAAGGCTTGGAAAATCACAGGGTTTATTTGCGTGTCGTTATACTCTTCGAGCATGATCGGGATATTCCGGTATCTCTCCAGCCAAGAGAACAAAGCGGCGGGGGTTCCGGAGTTTAGGTTGAATGCTGGTGCGTCCGGAGACATCGATAGAGAGCGGATGGAATAACCAATTTGTGATTTTCCGGAACCCGTCGGACCGATAAAGAATAAAGCCGTAAAGGTTCTCCTGACATTGTATATATCGCTACGGAAGGCACTCATGATCGAATATATGATCGCCCACATACCGTTATTGTTTAGCTTGTATACCTCGTTCATCAGTGAGGCCCACTTTTGGAAATTGATAGAACATCCCGCTTTGGGTTCCCGGTACTTGATGAAGCGATCCAGATAGTAGCGATCGCTATCCCGGCGCTCAGATGCGTAAATTTTAGAGAAAGCCGGGATATAATAGTATTGTTTATTGTGTTCCACTAATCCCAAATCTGATACGTATTGGAGTTGTTGTTTTCCATCGATATCATGGACTATAGCGTTACTGAAAGCGAAGAATCCTTCATCATACCAGCCAAACATACGAAGCTCAAAACACTTCTTGAACTTGCCCGCCCAACTATCCATGATCAAATCGAGATGGTTTTGTGTCCCATTGGAGAAATTGATATCACCTTCTTCCCATAAGCGTTTTTTAAAGGATGGGAGTGTGAGCATCTCTGCGCTGATCCACTCCATATAAATCGGATAGGGATAGTTTGCTTGAGTGAGTTCTACGATACGTTTGTTGGCTTGGCTTTCTTTATCGTAAACATGTAATAGTGGCTCAATATAGAAGTTTCCTACTCTCATAAACGATTTTTTACCATTAGCGAATATATATGCTAATTTTCTTCCATTCTTATCGAGATATGGGAAAAACTGATAGGCACGCCATAACCGGTTAATCGCTGGATCAGAGTCTACATAATCCGGGAGTCGGCTAGGATCGAACATGAGTGAGGCTCCATCTACTTGGAGTGCGTCTGAATTAAACCGGGCCTCTGATTTACGGATATCGAGATATGGTTTCAAGACATGTTCCAGAGCTGTTTTGGTGACCCCTAACATCCGGGCATAATCTGTAGTTTGGAAAGCCCGGGTGGTAGCATCCGCGTAGGATATCACTTCAGAGCATCTTTCTAAGGCTATTTTCTTTATATTCTCGGGAGATTCCCGGAATGTACTGTATAATCCGATATAGTATTCATTGAATCCAATCTCTTTCTCTGTGTCTACGAGTTTATAACGTTCTTCACCTTTCTCGTCTACATAACTTTCCCGCTCTCTTTTATATTTGCTCATGGAGACCGTGAAGCCGGTTCTTGTCAAGGAACGTAGAAATGAGAGCTCTTCCGGTTCGATCATGTTTTCTTTTACCTCGAATTTATCCCTGCAACGGATGATGGGAGATAGCCGGCGAAGCTCTTGTACCTCGGACACACCCGGGATACCTGTTATAAGGATGACCGGACAAACTCCCCATCCCTCGGAGAAACGATTGACAGACCAAGTAAGGGTGACTTGTTTGTTCCCGGTTTTTACAAGTTCCTCCGCTTCTTCCACGCCGGTTAATCCCGGTTGGGTAGGTTGGGCTGGCACGCTTTTCTTACCTACGGCTTGTAGCTCGGCAACTAGATTTGTTATCAATTCCCCATCTGCGTTAAATCGTTCGGCGAGGGATACGATATACGCTTGCCTTTGTAATTTATCCGGTACGACGGAGATACTTTGGGCGATAATCCGGAGAACCTCTGTTTTCCGGATCGGATCGTCCATCTCGCTTTCGAATGCTTTATAAATAAAGGAGATGAAGTCGGTCTCCTGCTTTTTCAAGAATTTGGCTAGTTTCTCAGTCCCCATCTTGCGGGCGAAACTGTCCGGATCTTCTCCTTCCGGAAGAAGAACGGCACGGACGTTCATGCCCTCGGCCAGCATGATATCCATGTTCCGGACGGAGGCTTTCATGCCGGCTGCGTCTCCATCATAAACGGCAGTGACGTTTCGGGTAAATTTCTTGATGATCCGGACTTGATCTAGTGTAAGGGCGGTACCGCTACCGCAGACCGTATTGGGATAACCGGATTGAACGAAAGAGAGTACGTCAAATTGACCTTCCACCAAATAGCATTTATCGGATTTCGATATCTCTTGGCGAGCTTGGTATATACCGAATAACGTCTTTCCCTTATGAAAAAGGGGAGTCTCCGGAGAGTTTAGATATTTACATTGGGTATCCTTTTCCAAGGAACGGCCCGTGAAACCGATCACTAGTCCTGATAAGGAATAAAACGGGAATGTGATCCTATTTACAAATCGATCGAAAATCTTTCCGTTCTCTTTCCTTGTAATCAAACCGGCCTTCTCCATAGCCGCCATGTCATAACCTTTTTGAGAGCCTAACTCGGTCAATGCGGTAAACATGGATGAAGAGTACCCCGCTCCATATTTAGACAGGATATTCGGGGTGATTCCTCGTGTTTCCAGATATTCAGCGGCCTCTTTCTTCTTGAGGAAAGCCGTAAACGTTTCTTGGGCGAATGTGAGGCAGATTTGTAGGGCCTCCCGCTCTTTCGTTTTCTTCCGTTCATCGTCGGTTAGTTCCCGTTCGGGCACTGTTATGTTGTATTTCGAGGCGACTAGCTTTACCGCCTCGAAGAAAGATATCCCTTCGTGCTCTTTTACGAAGGTTATCACGTTCCCGCCTTTACCACATCCAAAACATTTCCAGATATTCTTAGCGGGGGATACGACTAGGCTTGCGTCCTTGTCCCCATGGAATGGGCAAACTCCCTTGTAATTTACTCCAGCTTTTTTTAGCTTAACATAATCACCTATCACGTCTACTATATTGGCCGTGTTGATGATATTATCGATCACGTCTTGAGGTATCATATTTCATCTTCTTTATTGTCGTTAAATAAATATAGTTGTCGGGCTTCGAAGGCCTCTTGTAAGGATACGCCTAGAGTTGTGGCTAGACGTAAATACTCTTGATCTGTGGGGCTTTCCTCCCCCCGGTATAATTTCCAAAACCGTACTTGGTTGATATTTACCGCATGCAAGAAAGTTGTTGTTACATTGAAATATTCCGGATTGATTAATTTAATCCGGAACAATTCTAGCACAAGGTTCCGTTTTACGGAAGGACGGTAAACGATATGGTTCCTATGGATATATAGTTTAACGGCTAACTCGGTCTTTCCTAGAATCTTCCCTATTTCTTTGAGAGTTATCTTCCCCAGATTCTCCTTCAATATTTTTTCTTGGCTTTCTGACCAGCGTTGTCTTTTCATGTCGTCTTATGAATTTATAATCTTGACTAAAATCATAGTCATAGTTTCCTTCTTGAATGAACATACAGACTATTTTTATAAAGAGTTCTCTGTTTTCCTCTTTAACCGTAGCCTCGAGAGAGAATGAACAATCTACTTTCATATTTAGAAGTTCATTATATACGCCGTTCACATACTCCCGGAATTGATCTACTCCCATTTTCTCTTTATAGATGGCGATCCAGTTCCAATCTGTCATTCGATACCGGGCGTAACTATCCATCGATTACCTCAATATTGTCAAAATCTGCGGTGTCAAAATCCAATGGTTCTCCAAAAAGAGGATTATCGGAGGTGACGCACGCTCCCGGAACATATAGGTTTAGTTCCAACCATTTCAAAAAATCCTCCCGATCGCAATTAACGGGAGGGCATTCTACTTCATATACGATTCTAGCTTTCATTGTATATTCTTTTCTAATTGTCTTTTCATGTCCATTACGATCCTATCGACACTTGATCTTTGATCGATAGGCTTCGTCGCCAAGTAAGTATATAAGCAATCATCTAGGATGATAGCTTCTTCCTGTGAGATATCCTGAATGATGATCTTGCCGTTTGAATCCGTTTCGATATACATGATCATTCCTCCTTCCTCTGTGCCCATATGTTGTCCATCTTGGCTAACTTATTTTGCATGTAGCTGCGAAGTAAAGTGGAACATTCTTCTGTATAGTCCGCAAATTTGCAAGCGAACTGGTATTCACATGTCCGATCAACATCACGAACGAATTTGCCGGCATGATTGATTATGGCTTTTATGTGCATCTTATCGGATTGGATAAATTGCTCGTCCTGCATTAATAGCCCTTGGATTTCCATAGCGGAGTTCTCTAGGATATCTGCCGCTATGAACATCATCCAAATCGGTAAAGCGTACTCCTGCGGAGTAGTATGCGCCAACTTTTTTCTTTTGGCGGTGGCTATAGCCATCGCTAAATAATTCTTGTCATTCATCTTTTTTCTTTCCTCCTAAAATTTCCATGGCATGATTACACATCTTGATGGCCAGATATTGGAATAGCTTGGGAGATTTGTTTTTTGCGGGAGGTAAAAAATCCACATTCAATTTAACCACATCCCCATGTTGCGTGATGGTAATCACTGCCTTTGCTTGCTTGATAGCCTTGTAGGTCTTTTTATTCAGTCGTTTCATATTTCTTTAGTTATGTAGTGTATACCATGAAATCTGATGGATCAGCAAACATTGATGCCCTTTTTTCTTGCCAATCTATAGTTACTACTATCCACTCTGAAGGAATATTCATATAGTCGAGTCCAATATATTTAGTAACCCAATATATAGATATACACCCAGATTCATGTTGTACAATCTCAAGATCCTCTGGTTCACATTTTAAACGGCATCGAATTTCACTCTTGAGATCCTCTAATTTTTCTTTTGCTTGTTCCAATGTTATCATATTCAGTATATTTTTTAGGTTATTACAGAGAGTCTATCTGACTTGAATGTTTACGATTAATCTTTTGAAGAAAATCTTTACGACACTTCTCAGGATCAGCGGTGTAGGGGATGAGAATAACCGTTCGACAATCTATCCGGAGAGGAATCTTTCCTTCATCGTTACCGTTTGGTACGATAGGGGTTGGATTCTTTCCCATATCAGCCTTCGGTTTAATTACGGGAGGAGGAAGTTGTTTTTTTAATCCTAATTCTTTTACCAGCGCATACACCTTCTCCGGGCGTATGCCTAACATCTTGGCCATAAATTGACCGGTCTGTTTTTTGTAATTGGTACGAATGTACTCCTTTTGTTCTTCTAATGTTGCCATGGTATTTTAGTTATTGCGTAATCTGACGTATTCGATTCTAAATCTCCTAGAGCGAGTTCTATATCTACAGAAATCATTCCTGGATATATATTCGCTAGCGACGAATATTGACAATAGAGCAGAGGCCACTATTGATCTTGCCATTGGAGAAAGGTCAAATGAGATATTGAAGTTCGTGCAGAACCACCATGCGGAAAGCTCGTTGATTTTGCTGCAACCTACTTTCTTATACACCCTTTGGATAACATTGTCAACAGTCTTAATCTTGATCTGTAGCGCATATGCAACCTCCTTGATCGAGGCTCCCCAGGCGATACGTTCCGCAATTTGACTTTCTCGTCGTGTTAGTTCTGCATATTTGTTCATATCAAGCCGGTGTTATGTCCCAGATCTCGTTAGGATCAGTTATTTCATATTTTGCGAAAACCTTCTCAACAGCCTCTTTTTCCTGTACAGGAATATTGGTGATGCGTTTACGCTTTTGATAGTAATGTTGCTTGGTCTTTGTACCCAAAGCTTTCATCAAATCTTCCTGCAAAAGCATGTAGTCTTCATACTTAACCTTTCGCGTTCCTTTCAAAAATGAGTAATTCAAATTCAATGCTGCCAT